TCAAGCATCTGATAACACAGGCTTTTTCCGAGACTTTGCAGTGGTTGTGGGACTTTTCGTGGGACTTCCTGCATCCGGTCCCACGACCGCTTTCGTCTCCGAGAGCTGCGCGCCGGCCTCCATCGCAGCGAAAACATCCTCGTCCAGGATGTGAGCGTAGCGCATGGTCGTTGTGATTTTCTCGTGCCGACCGATGCGCTGTGCCGCCTGGAGGTTCTTCGTCGCCCGCACGATCCGGGACAGCGCGGTGTGCCTGAGATCGTGCAGCCGGAAATCATGGAGGCCCGCCCGGTTGCGGAACTGGATGAACATCTGCTTGGCCCCCTTCACCGTCAGGGGGTAGTGCTGGCCCTTCACCAGATTCAGCTTGTTCGCTCCGAAGCCGTTGACCGTGCGCGGCGCCACGTAGGTGAACACGAACTCGGGGTGGTTGCCCTTGAGCGGCTCCAGGATCGCGGCGAGCGACGGCGGCAGCGGCACGGTGGCCGGCTTCTCGCCCTTGCCGAACACGTAGATCTGCCGGCTCGCGAAATCGACGTCGCGCCAGCGCAGGTTCACCGCCTCGTGGATGCGGAAGCCAGAGACCATGCAGAACCGGAAGACGGGCTTCCAGTCGTCGCGGACGTGCTCCATCAGCCGCTCTTCCTCGTCGCCGCGCAGCTCACGGATGCGGATCCGGGACTCCTTGCGCAGCACCGAGCGCCAGACGATCTTGGCGATCGGCTGCTCGTGGACCTCGTTGGCGTGTTTCAGGACGCGGTGGATCGGCTGAACGACCGTGCGGTTCAGCGTGGCGTTCGTCACCTGCTCGCCGCGGATACCCTTGGCGGTGGCCAGCTTGAGTTGGACCAGCCGGGTGATGAAGGCGGTGTCGATCTCGCGGATCTGCGTGGCGAGGCCAATGTTGTCCTCAAGCCACAGCATGAATGCCTTGGTGTGGGCGTCCATCTCGCCGCCCAACTTCTCGTCGAGGTAGGACAGGGAAGCCTGCTCCCAGGTCCACAGGGCGCCCTTGGCCTGCTTGACCAGCTTGGCTTCCTGCTCGGCCCTGGCGCGCTCGGCCTTCTCTACGCGGAGCGCCTCTCGCTCTGACTTTGTGCCAGTCGACCCCGAATACCGCCGACCCCCAAATTGGAAGTCGTACTTGTAGATTTCCGCCTCTTTGCCGTGGCGGTCCTTGGGTCTGTAGACGGACATACCCTTCGCTGGCCCTGGACGAAGGCAGCGAGATCGGAGGGCCGGAACCTCCGGCTCTCTCTCCCACCGCCGCTACTGAGGTCGATGTAGGCAATGCGTCCGGCCTTGACGTGGGCCAGAAGCAATTTGCGAGTCAGCCCGAGGGCTTCCGCGGCCTCATTCATCGTCAGCAGCTTCTCCAGCATGACTACCAGCCGCAAGCCTGCACGTCACCACCGGCCTGGGCCAGGATGTCGTATCCACGTTGCGTCAGACGAGCCTGTGTCAGGAAGTTGTCGGGGTGGCGCTCAAGCCATCCACGCGACACCATCCATGCAATCATGCGGTTCTTGATCGGGCTCAGGCTGTCCACGTCCTGCCACTCACGGTCCTTGAACTCGCGCAGGACGCGCAGGCGCTCCTCTGACGCGCTCATTCCACGGCCTCCCCGCGAAGCCGCATCGACTCCATCACAACGGGCTCCTTCATCGGGTTGTAGAAGGCTCCGTAGGCGTAGGCGGCGACCTGGATGTAGCGGTTGGTGATCGCAGCAAGGCATCGCTCAAGTTGCTCGATGCGGATGGCGTCTGCCTTGGCGCGGACCGCATCGGCCTCGGTGCTGGGCCTGGCCCGCCCGACCGCTTCCAGTCGGCGGATCTCGCATTCGTCGCAGCGCGGTGCCGTCTTGGCCGCCATGTAGTAGGCGTCGCAATGCGGACAGGTCATGGTGAACAGGCCGGGCCAGATCGTGCTGATCCGGCTCTCGGTGAAGCTGTATCCCAACTCGCCCTCTTTCGGGCGGGCTGGCTCGAACTCGGCGTGCATGCCGGGGCCTTTCCGTTGGCCCGGCGCACTCAGCTACCGGGCGTGAGCCATGACCTTCCGACCGTAGGAGGAGCAGTGATGCCGCCCGCCGAAGCCGGAGTTGAACAGGGAGGCCGCGACGCACCAGTCGCCGTGTGCCAACCTGAGGGCCGCCTTGAGAACGCGGACCCCTGCCCGCATCCCGGTGGCGCAGTTGTGCAGGTTTCCGGTGACCCCCACGCCGCGGGCGGTCGCCGGCTTCACCTGCATGATCCCGTGGGCCCCACCGTTCGACACGCCGCAGCGGAAGCCGCTCTCGACATGCGCGACACTCTGAGCGAGTGCAGCAGGGACACCGTGTTCGTGCGCTACCCGAGCCAGATCCGACTGGATCGAGGAGGCGTTGGCCGTCCCCGCCACCAACGAAGCGGCGAGGATGCAAATTGCGAGCTTGTTCATGCTCGCTTGTATGCCTCACGAATGAGGCGAGATCATGCTACTTGCATTCATGCACGTTGGCAAGCGCACCATTCCAGTTCGCGCCAGCCGACGACCTTCTGTGCAAGCGGCCGGGTGGTTCGGGCGTTCACCCATCCGGCCGATGTCCAGCGGGCCACCTTGTAGACGCGGTAGCCCTTCCCGGTGTCGCTCATCAGAACCTCGACGATGCGATCGTCGCTGGGCGCCTCCTGGGTCTCGATGCCGTCCACGATCATACCGAGACCTCAGCCTTAATCGCGGGGTGCGGGTCGTAGCCGATCAGCTCGATGTCGCTCGCCTGGATCTCGAAGATCCCTGGCGCGCCGTCGCGGATCCGCACGCTGGGAAGCGCACGCTCCTCACGCTGGAGCTGCAGCCGCGCCTGATCCAGGTGGTTCGAGTACAGGTGTGTGTCGCCGCCGGTCCAGACGAACTCGCCCGGCTCCATCCCGACCTCGCGGGCGATCAGGGTGAGCAGCAGGGCGTAGCTCGCGATGTTGAAGGGCACGCCCAGGAACACGTCTGCGCTGCGCTGGTAGAGCTGGAGGTCGACGTAGCGTTCCGGCACCTCGTCGAGATCGAGCATCGTCTCGACAGCCTTCGTGCCGTAGCGATCACGCAGACCGCGCCAGTCCCGGTCCTCTATCGAGCGCGCCACCGCGAAATCGAGCCGCTGCTCGAAGCTCATCGGCCGGGTGTAGAACTGGAACATCATGTGGCAGGGCGGGAGCCGCATGTCCTCGATCTCGCCCGGGTTCCAGGCCGTAACGATGATGCGGCGGCTGTCCGGCGTCGTCTTGAGCTGCTCGATCACGTCGCTGATCTGGTCGATCGACTTCCCGCCGAACTCCTCAGCCCAGATCGTGCTCCATGAACGCCACTGCTTGCCGTAAACCGGACCCAGATCACCCCACTGCGCGGCGAAGCCTGGCGTCTCGCGGATGTGCCGCTCGAACTCGGCCTCCGTCATCTGCCGATCGGCGCCATCGAAGTTGTCACGCATCATGGCCTCGTTGAAGGCCCTCAGCGGCCAATCGGTCCAGATGCTGACGTTCTTCTCGACGAGCGGCGCGATGTTCGTGGAACCGGAGAGCAACCACAACAACTCCTCGACCACGCCGCGCCAGAACACGCGCTTGGTGGTGACGAGCGGGAAGCCCTTGGTGAGATCGAAGCGCATCTGGTGACCGAACACCGAGTGCGTTCCTGTGCCGGTGCGATCCCCCTTCTCGATGCCGAGTGCCAGGATGCGGGTGAGGAGGTCGTGGTATTGCTTCAAACTGCAATCTCCTGTCTCAGCTCTGCGATGGTCTCGCTGTCCCATCCGCGCCTGACGAGGCTGCGGTGAACGGATCCGGGAGCGCGCCCGCGGCGGCGAGCAACCTCGCGCAGCGACACGCCGTCCCGGAGGATCTCGTGGACGATGCTCTCGACATCGTCGTCGAGGTTGGCGTGGTAGTTCGAGAATTTCATCAGCCCGCGCCGGTACTTGGACACGGTGTTGCCCAGGCTGATGTGATCGCGGCCGATGCGGATGCCGACCTGTCGCCAGGTGGTGCCAGGCCGTTCCTTCAGCTTGATCGCCAGCTTGAGTTCGGCCTCGGTGTACGGCTCGTTCTCCCGCCTCACAGCGGAACCTCTGGCGACCACACCTCACGGGGCATGAACACGTCAGCCGGACCGTCCCAGTCCAGCACCGTGATCCGGCGCTCGGACACGAAGGGCAGCCAGCGCAGGTAGGTCTTGGCGCCCCCGGCGATCCAGACCTGGCGATCCTCAAGCCCGTAGAGACGGAGGAAGCCTTCCGGCCTCAGATTGCTGTTGTCCTTGAAGAAGTCGCGCCCGGCGGTGCCTTGCAGGTGCTTGACCGTCTCCCAGGTCACATGCCCGACGATGACGACGTTGTTGCGGGTCGCCTCGCGGAAGGCCCGGCGGTCCTCGGGGAACAGATCACCCCAGGGCAGACCACCATTCAGTCCAAGCTGGCCGGACTTGCCGACCGCGGCGATCAGGCGAACGTCGGGGATCATGCAGCCTCCCGAACAGCTCTGGTCCTGAAAAATCCTGGATACTCGGGGTGCTGCTGCATCCACAAACGAGCGTAATACGGTGTGTGGTTGTTGTTGATCTTGTATTGATCATCTGTGGTGACGATTGTAGTCTCCCATACGATGCGTCGCATGATGTCGCGAGCCGAGTGATGCGTGAAGCCGGCGTCTATTACTTCCTTCGTGAACTTCTTGAACAGTTCGTAGACCTTGGGGTTGTCACGATGGAAGATGTGGAAGTCCTTTTCCAAGTGGGTCATGTTGTCGTTCATGGACGCCTCCAGAAGAAAAGGACCGCCCGCTAGGGCGATCCAATTGCATTCATGCATGTGTTACCAGGGGTTGCCGTCGTAGAAGCCGGCTTCGGCAGCGGCCTCGTTCTCACGGCGTTTCAGCTCGACCCAGGCGGTGCCGAGCACGATCAGGACGGCAGTGACGCCAGCAGCGAGGTGGCTCAGGTGGGCATCGTAGTGCGGCACGAGTTTCAGAAGCGGGTCGTTCGCGACGATGCCGCCGGCCGCCCAGGCCAGGACCGCTGCGCCGACCCACTTGATGAACGGGAACCGCTCGATCAGCGCCGAGATCGCCACGGCGAATGCGATGACCATGGGGATCGACAGAGCCACGCCGATGGCCATCAGGATCCAGTGTCCGTGGGCGAGTGCCGCGATGGCCAGGACGTTGTCGAGGGACATCATGACGTCGGCGACGGTGATGGTCAGCACGGCGCTGGCAAACGCGCTGAGCGTGATCCCGAGGATCTTGGTGACTGGCTTCCGCTCGGCCGCCTCCTCCTCATCGTGGGTGAGCAGATCGTATGCGACCTTCATCAGGTAGAGGCCGGCAGCGATGCTGACGAAGTAGAGCAGGGACAGAAGGTCAGCGACGAAGGCCAGACCGATACGGGCCACGACGGCGGCCACGGTGCCGAAGATGATCACCTTGCGCTGCTGCTCGCTCGGCAGTTGGCGGGAGACCATGGCGATGACGACAGCGTTGTCGCCGGAGAGCAGAAGATCCACCCAGATGATGCCGAACAAGGCGGCCCAGAACATTGCGTCGAACACGGGAACCTCACATGAGAAGGGCGGCCACTCGGGCCGCCCGGGAAGGGATCAGAGCGAGGCGGGCTATCAGCCCATCAGCGCGGCGTAGTCGACGCCCAGCAGCTCGGCGCCCTTCTGGAGCACCTTCTGCTCGTCGTCCCCGATGTCGCCGACGTCGGCCACGTCCAGGCCGATCAGGAACACGTCCTCGCGGTCCTTCATGTCTCGGATCTGCATCGCCTCGATGAACCGCTGGTTCTGCATCCGGCCGGAGCGCGTCTCGCCGCGATCGAGGGCCTCGGCGATGGCCTTCTCGACCTCGAACGGCTGGTAGCTGGCCTTGATGATCGGGTTGGCCGAGATCACCTGCTTGGCCTTCTTGATCTCCTTCTCCTCGACCTCACCGTCAGCCCAAGTGACGTTGGCGGCGAGCGATGCCGCAGCGGCGAGGAAGTCCTTGTCACCAGCGTAGGTGCGGATCGCCCGGTTGGCGTCGCCCATCAGCTTCTCGAACATGCGTCCCAACATCTTCACTCCTGAATTGCGGAGGCTCTCCTCAGCCTCCTGATTGCATTCTTGCAGGCGGGCGATCAGCCCTTGATGCGGCAGCCTGCGTTGCCGGCGTTGCCCTTGTAGGCACACGCGATCTCAGCGATGTCGAGCCCGCGCCCGAAGTGCTGGATGCCACCCGGGATGCGGACGGTGCAGGCCACCAGGCCCTTGCCCTCCGTATCGACGCCGGAACAGCTCACGAAGCGACCACCCAGCGAGTTCGCGAACTGGAGGGCTCCGTACTTGGCCGTGTCCTGCTCCTTGGGGCTCAGAGTGTGGGAGCAGGCAGCCAGACCCGCGGCGAGACCGATGATCGCGCCCGTGGTCAGGATCTTCTTCATGGGGTTCTCCGTTGCGCGGCGGCTCTCTCCCCGCCGTCCAGTGATTTGCATGTACCACAGACTCAATTTGCATTCAAGCCTGTGGCGGTGAAAAAGTCAGCGGCGCTTGAGCCGGTTGATCAGGTTGGCGATCTTCCAGACGCCCATGGCGATCAGCGTGCCGATCGTCAGCAGGCCGATGAACTGGAGGATGTCGGGGGTCCGTGCGAGGATTGCCCAGATCATGTCATTCCCTGTGGTAGTCGACGGCGGCGCCGATCAGCGCCAGACAGACGCCCGTGGCGATGCCCCAGGCCCAGTTCGGTGACGCCAGGGCGGCCGGGGCACTGAACCCGACCAGGATTCCGGCGACGAGGTTGATGCCGGACGTCACGAGGTCAGCACCGAAGGCTGCACGTCGCCGTAGGGCTGCTTGACCGGGTCGCGCGGGAGGCGCGTCTCGTCCTCTCCGGCCCGAAGCTTCCGAGCGATCTCCTGGTGCAGCCAGGCTGCAGCGACCACCAGGTTGGCGATGTCCGAGCCGTAGTCGCGGAAGCCGGTCCAGTTCTCGGGGTAGCTGGCGGGAACCTGCTCGAATGCCTTGGCGTCGCCGTCCTGACGAACCGCGAGAGCGTCGAGCTGGGACAGGGCGGCCATCATCAGCTCGCCCTTGGTGTGGTCGTCGCGATCGACGCCCCACATGCGGTTCTGGCGTTGCAGCTCGGCGTTGACCAAGCGGTCGGCCTTGACGTGGTTGTAGTCTCCGATCATCGCGTTCTCCTTGCTCATTCGCCGCCGCAACCGCCGCCGTCTCCCCCGCAGGAGCCGCCGTCGCTGTAGCTGCCGGTGTCGTGGTGGGTGGTGTGGCTGTGAGCCGGTGTGTGGTCCCGGCTGTCGTGCCCGCTCGACGAGTAGTGCTTCGACGGGGTGTGGTCGAAGATCGCCGGGCTGTAGGCGCTGGTCAGGACCAGATCGTCGTCGTCGCGACGGCGCTGCTCGCCCCGGCGGCGTCTGCGGTCGGCCTCTGCGTTCCGGCGTCGGCGCTCGACCTCGTCCCGCTCAGCGAAGGAGGTCGGTGTGACCATCGGAGGCGTCCGGTTGTCCTGGAGCCACTTCTTCGCCACCGGACTGAACGCCTCGGTGTGATCGAACGTCTTGGTCGGCGCGGGCGGGATGCCCAACAACCGTCTGAGCCATCTCATGCAATGCCTCCTAATTTGCGTTCTTGCCGGACTCAGACCAGACCGATGGCCTGGGCGTAGGTGTCGATCATCGCCTCCTCATGCATGCGCGCATCGCGGTCCTGCTTGCGCATCTTGAGGATGGCGTTGAATGCCTTGATGTCGAAGCCCTTGCCCTTCAGCTCGGCCTTCAGCTCCTTCATGTCGGAGCGGGCGGCATCGATCTCTTCCTGGACGGTCTCGGCGCGCTCGACGGCGGCCTTCAGCTCGTCAGCCGAGACGGTGCTGGTGGACTCGGTGTCGTTGACGGTGTCCTGGTTCATCGCAAGGCTCCTGTGGTGGTGGGTTCGTGACGGCGCTCGCAGTTCCAGCGGATGTCCTGCTGGTCGAGGCCGTCGACACGCTTGGCGATCTCCTCCTGCGCCTTGAGGACACAGGTCATCGGGAGTGCGGCGACGGGAACCGAGATCCGCTGCTCGTCGCAGTGATCTCGGAATTGGCTGCCTGCGATTGCGACGCAGGTGGTGACGACAAGAACGATGCCAGTCATTGGTTAGTTTTCTTGGGAATATCGAAGCTAGATGGCTTCACAGACACTCCTCCGTTCGGAGCTACCTTGTACATAGTACCTTTTCGGTAAGCTTCGTAGCAAGATATAACCTTCTTCATCACGTCAGTGTCTTTAATTCTAGTCGCACTGTGCTTTCCTGGGTTAGTCAGGACTTGGTGTAGCGCCTGAATGCCATCGTAAGAAGTCGGAGTTTTAGTGCCAGCGTTTTCGTTGAACTTCTTGAAAAACTCAAGTGCATCCTTTCCATGCTTGCTAAGAACCACAAGTGCTCCAGCTATAATCGCAGCCTTAAAGTATTTTGGTGATGGGTTTAGTGAGTCAATCATTTTTATCTCTTCTGAAAAAAGATCGACTTGATCGTAAATTGGTGGCAAGTCTTTGATTTGAATTTTCGTTCGGAATATCAATCCCAAAGCATAAGTGAATGTGTATTTTTTCATAAGAGAGCTTTGGAGCTGAATGTTACTGGCTCTTATTGCGCCAGAAAGCTGGTCCTGCGATGTCTCAGCAGCTCCCTTGTTATCGAAGTGTTCGTAGATCGCCTCAAGTTGATCGCGGGTAGCGCACTTGTAGAGGTCGACCGTAAGGTACGCAGGCTTCAGAAGCTCGCCGGACTTCCAAAGAAAGCTGCGAGTGTGTCCGTCGACCTTGTATCGGACACCGTCAAAATCGGCCGCGGCAACACGCATGTGTGTTAGAGACGGCTCGGACAGGTGTCTCTTCTTGGCGAACTCGGCGTGACGCGAGGTATCGCGCTGGCGAGGGTGGTCGACATACTGAGCGAATGTATCGGGAAGAACGTCGATGTGCTCAACAGCGAGCTTGTCGACAACCGCCGACACCACAGCCAACTTGGGATCCGGCGCGTCAGCCGGATCATTGCCGGTGAACAAGTGGATTTGCATATCAGTCTCCATCCGTGATGTTAGATTGCATAGAAATTGCATTCTTGCAAGCTAAAAGTTCAGGCGTTTCCACGTTTTTCCTGACAGGACATTCTCGATCGTTCGCACCGTCACACCATGCGCCTCTGCGATGATCTCGATCTCATGGCCGAAACAGCCCGCATCACACTGACGCTTGATGCTCCGAACCTGGGTCGGACTTAGCTTCGCACGATTGTGAGTTCCGGCCAGCAGAGGAGCGGTTCCGTGATCGAACTCGTCCTCCACATTTTCCTTCGGTGTGCCCCATACGAGGTTGTCGAGGTGGTTGTGGGCCGGATCTCCATCCCTGTGTCTCGCAACCATCCCTGGGGGCCTTGGTCCAGAGAAGTTGGTCAGAACCAGGTCGTGGAAGTAGAGTTGCTTCGGATCTCCTGAGAGTGCTCCTAGTGTCACCGTCTTGTAGCCACCTGAGTGAGTGCTACCCTTCAGAAACCGGGCACTGTTCACTCCCCAGATGCGGCCGTCACGGTAGACGTAGATCGCAGTTCCACCGTGCTCGACGCGGACCCCTCCCGGAGGAGTGGTCACTTCGTTTTCAGGCTTACGCCTTCCCATTAGCTACAACCTGTGGTCGTCCCGCAGGTGTCGCAGCGGGCACAGGTTCCGTTCCGAACCAACGTGAAGTTCTGACAGGTGGAGCACGCCTCCCCCATGTAGCCCTTCAGCTTCGCCTCCTCCCGCCGGTCCTGCACGGCAGTGGACGAACCACCGACGCCGGCCGAAGCCTGGATCAGCCTGAGGTCATCTTCCGAGACGGGCTCGTCCCGGTCGAAGGTGGGCGCCTCCGCGACCGCGTTGCCCACCGTGGTTGCGGCCGGCTCCGGGGTGACGTGAGCCAGGTCGTCCCGGCCCAGGTAGGTGATGGCCAGATCCCTGAACACGAAGTCCAGGATGCTGGTCGCCGACTTCACCCGGTCGTGGCCCTGCACCATGCCGCTCGGCTCGAAGCGGAAGAAGGTGAATGCCTCGACGAACTCCTCCAGCGGCACGCCGTACTGGAGACCCACCGAGATCGAGATGGCCAGAGCGTTCATCACCGACCGGAAGGCAGCTCCCTCCTTGTGCATGTCGATGAAGATCTCGCCCAGGCGACCATCCTCGTACTCACCCGTCCGCAGGTACACCTTGTGACCGCCGACGACGGCCTTCTGGGTGTAGCCGGACCGCCGGAACGGCAGCTTGGACCGCCGGCCGACCTCCCGTTCGATGTACTCGACCACCTTCTCGACCGCCTTCGCCGGGGTGGCCGCTCCCACGGTGCGAACGGGCTCGTCCGACAACAAGGCCGTCGACAGCGGCTGGCTGAGCTTCGAGCCGTCGCGGTAGATCGCGTTGGCCTTCAAGCCCAGGCGCCAGGACTTCTCGTAGGCCAGAGCCACATCCTGCACGGTGGCGCTGTTGGGCATGTTGATGGTCTTGGAGATCGCCCCCGAGATGAAGGGCTGAACCGCCGCGAGCATCAGGATGTGCCCGTCCACCGAGATCTCCCGGGTTCCGTCAACGCCGCACTTCGAGGCGCAGTCGAACACCGGGTAGTGGGCCGGATCCAGACCCGGGGCGCCCTCCAGCGTGCCGTGGCCCAGAGCGTAGACGTTGGCCTGCTCGATCTGAGCGTCGGTGAAGCCCATGTCCTTCCAGGGCGCCAGGTACTTGATGTGGAATGCGCCCTTGAGCTGCGCCTCCAGGTCCTCCAGGTCGTCGTTGGCCACCGCGTCACGGAAGGTCGGCGGGAGCATCTTCATGCCCGTCGCGTACTCCTCGATCAGCGCGATCTGCTGCGCGTCGTAGCCCAGCGAGATCAGGGCCTGCTCCACGCCAGTCGAGACCATGCGGAAGCTGCCGCCACCGGCCAGGTTCTTGAACTTGACCAGCGAGAAGTCCGGCTCGATCCCGGTGGTGTCGCAGTCCATGACGATGCCGATCGTTCCCGTGGGCGCGATCACCGTCGTCTGGGCGTTGCGGTAGCCGTGCTCGTGGCCCAGGTTCAGAGCCTGATCCCACGCCTTGCGGGCGGCGATCATCAGCGGCTCGTTGCCGAAACACTCGTCGTCGAGCGGCACCGGAAGCATGGTGAGCCCGTCGTAGCCCGTCGTCGCGCCGTAGGCCGCCAGCCGGTGGTTGCTGATGACCCGCAGCATCGAGGAGCGGTTGGCCTCGAACTCAGGGAACGTCCCCAGCTCGCTGGCCAGCTCAGCCGACGTGGCGTAGGACACGCCGGTCATCACCGCCGCCAGAGCGCCGGCTACGAACCGCCCCTCATCGCTGTCGTAGGCGATGCCGTTTCGCATCAGCAGACCGCCGATGTTGGCGTATCCCAGACCCAGCGTCCGGTAGTCCCACGAGAGCTGAGCGATCTTCTCGGACGGGAACTGCGCCATCGACACCGAGATGTCGAGGACGATCGTCCACAGCCGGGAGACGTGCTCGAAGTTACCGATCTGGAAGCCACCGTCCGCCTGGCGGAACTTCACCAGGTTGATCGAGGCCAGGTTGCAGGCGGTGTCGTCGAGGAACATGTACTCGGAGCACGGGTTCGAGGCCCGGATCCGCCCGCCCGCCGGGCAGGTGTGCCACTCGTTCATCGTCGTGTTGAAGTGCAGACCCGGGTCCGCGCTCTGCCACGCCGCCGTGGCGATCTTCTCCCACAGGTCACGAGCCAGAACCTCGCGCACCACCGAGCCATCACGGCGCGAGCGGAGCTGCCAGTAGCCGTGTTCCTCGACCGCGTGGAGGAAGTCGTTCGTCACCGACACGGTGTTGTTCGAGTTCTGGCCGGAGACCGTCTCGTAGGCCGGCGACTGCCAGTCCACGTCGAACACAGGGAACGACATCTCGCTGTAGCCCTGCTCGGCGAGCTGGATCACACGCTGGATGTAGCTGTCCGGCACGAACGCCTGACGGGCCTTCTGGACCGCGAACCTCAGAGCCGGGTTGGCATCTGGGTTGTAGAGATCCTCTGGCATCACCTCGGACGGCACGCCGCTCGTGATGGCTGCGAAGATGTCCGCCAGAGCGACGGCGGTGGCCTTCGAGCCAGCGACCAGTGACGCGACCTTCTGCTCTTCCTCTACCTTCCAGTCGATGAAGGCTTCCACGTCGGGGTGGTCGATGTCGACGATGACCATCTTGGCCGCGCGCCGGGTGGTGCCGCCCGACTTGATGGCACCTGCCGCCCGGTCGCCGATCTTGAGAAACGACATCATGCCGGACGACTGCCCGCCGCCGGAGAGCTTCTCGCCCGAGCCGCGCAGGTTCGAGAAGTTGGAGCCCGTGCCGGAGCCGTACTTGAACAGGCGGGCCTCACGGGTCCAGAGGTCCATGATGCCGCCCTCGTTCACCAGGTCGTCCTCGACCCCCTGGATGAAGCAGGCGTGCGGCTGCGGGCGCTCGTAGGCCGACTGCGAGGCCACGACCTTGCCGAGCAGCTCGTCGAAGTAGTGGTGCCCCTGTGCCGGCCCGTCGATGCCGTAGGCCCAGTGCAGGCCGGTGTTGAACCACTGCGGCGAGTTCGGCGCCACCATCTGCATCGCCAGCATGTAGCGAAGCTCGTCAAAGAACGCGCGGGCTTGGTCATCAGCCCAACCCTGACCCCGCACTGCCCCAGTCTCGTCGCGGTCGAAGTATCCGTTCTTCCAGCCCCAGTAGGTCCAGGTTCCGGCCAGACGATCGAACACCTGCTTGGCGCTGGTCTCGCCGCCGGTGGACTCGCGGTAAGCACCGGCAGCAGCTTCCGAACGCTGCAGAAACTCAGGTACGCTCGCTTCGGCGATGCGACGCAGGACGTTCGGCACGCCGGCCTTGCGGAAGTATTTCTGGGCGAGCACGTCGCTGGCCTGCTTCGACCAGCCGAGCGGGACCTCGACGTTGTCCATCTTGAACGCGGTTCCGCCATCGAGCTTGCGGATCTCGCTCGTCACGTTCTTGAACACGATGCCGTCATAGGCATCCTGCCCGGCCTTCGTGAAACGACGTTCGATCTTCATGTTTTCTCCAGTAGTGAACCGATGAAAAAGGCCCCCGGAGGGGCCCCTGAAACTCTGTGTTGGCGGGCTACTTGGCCCAGCTCTCGACCCGGTAGAGACTTCCGGTTCGCGTCAGGAACACGCCTGGCGCCACCTCGCGGATCAGGTAGCTCGTGTGGATCCGCTGGCCGTCTCGGAAGCGGCCCTCCCGGTCGTTTCGGATGAAGCCGGTGAGCACCTCGCGGTCTTCCCGGTTCCAGGTCTGGGTGCGGACTGCCTCGCTCAGGTAGGCCGTGATCTCTCGGGTCTGGCCATCGACATCGACAGTCTCGCGGCCCGTGGTCTCGCTGATCATTCCGACCTCCTCACGCTGCCAGAGCGGGTTCGACGCCGACGCCGCCGCCCGGCCGACGACCGTCCATGGCGCCGTGGCCGACACCTTCGCGCATCGCCTTGAGGCGACGCTCGGCGCGGGCCTTCTCCTTCGGGCCGCCCGAGTTCCGGGACACCCAGCGCATGCGCTCGCCAGTGTTCTTGGCGTAGTCGACGCGGGTCTCGATCTTGGTGGGGACGAGCTGGATCGGGTGCTGCTTGAGCAGGCCCAGGATCTCGCGCTTCTCCTCGGGTCTCTCGGCCTCCTTGTAACTCGCCAGGAGGTTGTTGATCTCATTGCGCCGCGCCTCGCTCAGGTACTTCGTGCCGTGCGTGGCGTGCGGGCCGGGCTCGTAGGTGAACTTCGGGCGATCCTCCAGACGCTTGGCGCGCTTGGCAGCCTGGGCCTGGGGCGAGAGGTTGACGGCGGCCTTGATCAGGCCCTCGGAAGTCTTCGACAAGCTCATGCTGCTGCTGCGCTCCTGATCAATCGTTTGACGCCTTGACGGACGTAATTGTTCTGAAACTCAGTCCTCGGAGTTCCAGAATAGGCTAACTTGTGCCATCGTCCGCTATGCAAGAACTCAACGAACCTATGGTTCCTGCCCTTAGTGAACTTATAGTCCTCGACACCTTCAGTCTTAACCAAAGCGTCGAGTTCCCTTTTCAGGTCTCTTTCCAAATGGTTCACGCTTGCCTCCAGAGGGGAACGGCCTCTTGCCCCAGCGGCTCTTCTTGCCGGGACTGGCGCTCTCCTCTTTCGGCTCGCCTTTGGAGAGCAACGCCTTCCGAAATGCTTCCTGGTCGGCCGACAACCGACGCAATCGAGCGATTTCAGCTACGTCACCATGCACAGCGTTCAGTTTGGACTCGCCCTTGCGACCCGTTGTTTTCGCGAGGTGGCAGTCCTTGTGCTTCGCGTGGATGTGCTCGATGTCGTTGGAGGCGGGGACGGTGTCCTTCGCCTCCGGGTCGTAGGCCCGCAATTGGATCGCGGGGACGTGGTCGTATTGGGTGGCAGACGACGCCCCCAGCGGCTCACCGCACGTATGGCAAAGCCCGTCCTGTCTCAGGACCAGGTCGACCTTGACGTGGCAGGGAATGTCCTTGCGGAACCCCTTCGGTGGTGCTGGGAGCACGCTTGCACTCATGCAACGTGCATACTTGCATTCATGCAAGCAGTCAAGTCATAATTGCTATGCTCTCGCGGATCCGCTTCAGGTGCGCGCGGGCCTGATCCCGCTCCTCTTTGATGCGTCCACCCTGGATCTCCAGGAAGGACACTCGGTTGCGCAGCTCGCGCAACTCACGCTCTTTCGGTCGGTCCCCGCCCAGGACGGCGAGGAATTGCTTCACCTTCTGCATGGCTCAGTCCTTGTCTTTGAGTGGCACGTTCATCCGATCAAGCTCTGACGAAATCTCGTCGCCGAACTCGGTGCCAAATGCCTGACCTTCCATGTAGATCATCGCCTCAGTGGCGGCATTGACGATCTTTTCCATGGTTTCCAGACCGAGTATTCCAGTGAGAGCTTGATGACATTCGATAGCAGGTGCCCCCTCTGGACAGGTCTTACCAAGAAAACCTTCTGCCATCCGACGAATAAGCGTATCAGCAGAGAAGTGCTGGACCTCCTCGTCCGGTGCGGTGTCGGTGCTCATGCGTGAATGTCCTGGTGGTTGAGGTAGCGGCGGGCACGGTCGAGTATCTCAATGTCGTCACCAGCCATGCCGAGCAGAGCGTTGCATGAGCCGCATAGCAGCCCCCTCACCGCCCCCGTTTCGTGGTCGTGATCGACCACAAGGGTTGAGTGAAGACCCTTCGGTCCTCCGTGGCAGATCTTACACTTGCCATCCTGAAGGTCGAACATGGCCTCGAACTCAGCGACCGAGATGCCGTAGTTGAGGCGCATCTTCTGTCGCCAGCTCTTGAAGTCCCTGACGCTCAACGGCTTGTTGAAGAAGCGGGCGTAGCTCGATGCCGTCGTGCAGGCGTCCTCGTGCCTCGCGAGGTTGGCCGGAGACATCACCAGCTCACAGTGAGGGCATGGGACCTTCACGTTGAACCCACCACGACCGGCACCCTTGGCGCCGGCCGAGATCGCTGCCTTGGCTTCCTCCGTGTGGCGGAAGCCCAACTTCTGACCGCGTGCCATAGGATCTCAGTCCTTCCACGGATCGATTTCTCCCTCGCCTGCCATCGCCACAGCGAACGGCCGGAGGGTGTGGAGGATGCGGACGGTTTCGCCCTGGGCGGCCAGGACTTCGGGGAGCCGCCGGTACGCCTGGGGCGCCTCGTCGATCTCGCCGCCGACCAGGTGAACGCCCCGCTCGCGGATCCAGGACTGCCATTCGTCGTGACGGATGCGACCCTGCTGCCGCTCACGCTTGCCCGTCTCCGGGTTCAGCTTCGAGCGGCCCTTGGCGTCCATCCGGCTCATGACGCGGCCGGCACCGTGGACCGTGGAGTAGAGGCTCTCGCGGGACTTCTGCCCCTCGACGCCCTCCAGGATGACGGCGTTGTCACCCATCGAGCCGCCGACGAAGCCCTTCTGACCCGGGAAGGCCGGAGTCGCGCCCTTGCGCACCACCCAGAGGTGACGGTTGCCGTGAAGCTCGCGCCACGCGAAGTTGTGGTGGTTGTGGACCGTCTCCAGGACGTTGCCGCCGATCATCGAGCGGACCTTCTCGACCACCCACTCACGCCCGGCGTAGGCGTACAGGCCGCCCAGCTCGACGCCGTTGATGTACGAGCGGCCGATGTCGTGATCGACCGGGATCAGGGCCGGATCGACCTCCATGCCGTCCTTGGCGCCCACCAGCTCCAGGTGGCGCGTCGTGATCGTGTGACCCAGGCCGCGGGAGCCGAAGTGGACACCGATCCAGACGTGGCCGTCCTCGTCCTCGAACAGGTCGACGTAGTGGTTGCCGGAGCCCACCGTGCCGAGCTGCTCCTGGGCCTTCTTCTTCAGCGCGCCATCGACGCCGATGATCTGGCCCCAGAGCGGGCTCTCGAACAGCTCGTGGTCGACCTTCTCGCCGTTCGCCCGACCGACGCCGAACGAGATCGTGCGACCGATGTCGCCGATCAGCTCCGGGATCCGCTCCTGCACATCCGCGAACTTGGTGTCGAGCTTCACCGCCATGTTGCCACAGGCGATGTCGAAGCCGACGCCGGAGATCGAGATGTGGTCCTCGTAGGCGATCACGCCGCCGATCGGGTGGCCGTAGCCGAGGTGGCCGTCCGCGCAGAGCACGCCCTTCACGGCCGAGCCGATGGTCATGCAGCGGTTGAGCTGGCCGACCGTCTTCTCGTCGTGCTCACCGTAGAGCGTGATCGGCGGATCCATCACCACCAGGTCGGGACGCCGCACCGGCACCAGAGCCGGGTCCGGCTCGGGCTCCTGGAGCGGCAGCATCTCGTCCTGCATCGCCTTGAGAACCTCGATGATCTCGCGGTCCTTCTTGCCGGCCTCGCGCAGCTCGGTGGCCTTGGCGATGCCAGCCTTGAACCAGGCGCCCGGGGTGAGCCCCCAGGACGTCAGGGTCTTGCCAGAAACTTTGTTCACGCTGCTCTCCTCAGCACGTTGATGCGCTCCACGCGCACGGCCTCCACGGCGCGGCTCAGCGCGTCGTGCATGGCGCTGGCATTCTCTGCGTTCTGCTCGGGGGCGCGCTTCTTGAGCGCGACCCGCGTCGGCATGTTCATGGTGCCGGATGCGACCCTCACCGCATCCTGGATCAGCTCGTCCCGAACGGACGGGATGCCCAGGAGTTTCGCGTCCTGCCGGATGACAAGGGCTGCTGCCTGGACCAGTCGCTCACGCACGTTCACTGACAGCCTCCCTCGCCTTCTGGCCTTTCAGGTCGTCGAGAAGGTCGGTCTCGACGAGGTATCCGGCCTTCTCCAGGTCACCCATCTCGCGCCGGAGATCGTCCATCTTGGCGATTATCGCCTCGCGATTGGTCGGACCGCCGTCTGGGTGGGTCGACTCCATCCCGAAGCGGCGAGCCTTGCCGATGAGCTGCAGCAGCGCGCCGGCCTCGATCATCACCTCGCCGACTTCCTCGACGAGGCGGTTCATGCGCCCTTCCGGGTCGCGCGGCAGGTAGCGGGGGTTCATGCCGCCACCTTCTGGAAGAACCCGGCCCACTCCTCGTCCGAGATCTCGATACCGAAGTACCGCTCGATCGATGTGCGGCCCCAGCCGCGCTCCTTGATGATGGTCAGCACCAGGGTGAGCTGCGCAACAACGGCCAGATCCTTGGTGGGCACTCCGGTGATAGCCCCGGGCTTGAGTAGGAACTTGCGCAGCACACGGTCGCGCAAAGCCCTGACCTCTGTCAGCTCGACGAAGGGGTTGAGCCGCTGTTGCGTCGCCTCGTCGGTGCGCCAGCCCGGGAAGACGACATTGGCCGTCTCCACGTCGGCACGGCCGGTCACGACCGGGTTCGCTTCGTCTACGCGGCTTCGGGAAAAGAGCATTCGTCTCTTGCCTCGTTCATGAGCTGCTTGAGTGAGACGCCGGGAAGGATCTTCTCGGCGACGATCTGCTGTGCCTTCTCGAAGTATTCCGTGAAGTCCTTGTCGCCCATCTCATCGAAGGCGATCGAAGACGGGATGAGTTGCATCTCGCCGTCGATGCTGATGAATGGCTCCGTGTATCCGCACGCCACGAGAAGCATGTTATGCAACAACTTCTCGGAGATGTTTGTCGGAGAGTTCTCCGAAACCTTGCGGATCCACGGCCAGTACAGCCTGAGCTGCGGAAGCGACCGAATGTTCGCGAGCGAGGCCCGCAATAACTTCGCGCCGTTCGCCTCGGGCTTGGCCCGATCGAGCTTCTTGGCGATCTTCTCACGATCGAACTTCGACCGGGGCCGGATCGTCCCGTCGCTCAGGACTTCAAGCAACACCCAACTGTCGCTTTTCATGAGCCCTCCAGTTGCATTCTTGCAAGTTCGCTAACACGCTCACTGGCGAGGACCGCGAGATCCTTCGTCTGTTCGTCTGTCAGCCGGTATTGTGAGCGGCGCACGGTCTCCGCGCGCCACCACTGTCTCAGCTCACCCTGAGAGCGAGCGGCCTGGATCGCGACCCGGGCCAGCCCGCAGTAGGCCGCCGCCGGGTCAGCCATCACGCGGCAGCCTTGCCGGGCCAGCCGAGTTCTCCTGCTCAGCCTCGACCCAGAGCCCGCTCTCGAACTCGAACCAGTCGAGGTTGAAGCTCTCGGTGATGTTGCCGAGCTGGATGAACAGAACCTCGGAGAGATCCTCGTCGACGCTCTCGCCGCGCTTCTCCAGCCAGAGGTTGGTGATCGCGTTGAGGTCGCCCGACATGATGATGCGCGCATCCGAGCCGCCGATCGACGTGCGACGGGCGGCCTTCGTGGCCGCGTCCATGCCGATGCCGCCGGTGCGCCTGAATGGGGGTGGGGTTTGCATGCAATCTCCGTGCATTTGCATTATTGCATGCGAAGCGGAAAAGCAAGGGGTTAGTACCCCTCCTTCGTCAGGGTCGCGAAAGTCCCCTTGTCGGCGTTGGCGACGCCGAAGATGAAGACATCGTTGCGCCAGGCCATCGCGTCCTCCCGGGTGAAGAAGGCGCGGATCTCACCGCTGTAGTCGATCCACCAGGTCGAGCTGCCGGTGCCGTCGTCGAGGCGCATGATCGGAGCCGACACGTCGCCCTGCGGCTCGTCGTCCACCGCTGCGCCCGGGATCCGCTTGGCCATGCCAGCCACAACCGTGAATGGGAGCGTCGGATGCTCCCAAGACGGCGCGCGGCCGAACGCCCACGACTCCTCACATTCGATCGCAGCCACGATCACATCGGCCAGAGAGCGCGCGACATGGTGGTAGGAGCCGTCCGCGTCGGCCAAGAAATGGCCCTGCCAGACCGTGATGTCACGGCCCATATGGCGGAAACTACGCATCAGCATTGCCCTCTTGATACCTGGTCCAGATCGCCTTCGGTCCCAGTCCCGCAACGAAGGCGGCGTGCGCCTCACGTTCTTGTGTGGTAGAACGAACCATGAACAGACGGGATCCATACTTACCCACAGAAGTTGTGGGATTATCCACCGTTTTTGGGGAAAGTGTCATACCAAACTGACGCCCACCATTCAGGTGAAGGTAGACCTCAGCCAGGATTTCGGAGTCCAGCAGCGCGCCGTGCTTGGTGCGCTTCGTGGTGTCGACATGGTAGTGCGAGCACAGGGCGTCGAGGTTGTGCAGGCCGCCCTTCTTCACGCGCCGGGCGAGCGGCAGCGTGTCGATCAGCGGGTTCTCCAGCGGCGGCAGGCCGAGACGGGCCAGCTCGGCGTTCAGCATCCCGATATCGAACTTGCCGTTGTGGGCGACCAGCGGGTCCTTGCCGATGAAGTCGAGGAACTCCTTGTACTTCCGCTTGAAGGTCGGGAAGCCCTTGAGGAAATCGTTGCTCAGGCCGTGTACGCCAAATGCTCCAGGCGAGACAGGGTGTTGAGGATTGAAATACTGCTGATAGGTTCGACCCGTTGGAATGAAGTCGACAATCTCTACAGCGCCAATCTCAACGATACGGTCGGCGTGATGACTTGTGCCGGTCGTCTCAGTATCGAATACTATTTGTCTCATCGCTGATCACCTACAAGGTGCTTCCACTGTCTCTGGTAGATGATGTTCTGAATGGTGTTGTAGTCCGCGCCAAAGTCGGCCGCGATCTTTTGGAGCGTTCCGTTCGGAGCCCTCTTGGTTCTGCCGTTCGTTGCTGCTGAGTGGATCCTGAAGATTTCAATGACTTGCTCGTCACTGAACACAGAGCCAGGGTGCCGCGAACCCTTGACCACCGTTCCGTGAGAAACCCTGTCAGCCTCGTTCTCGGCCTTGGTCGCCCATCGGAGATTGTCAGATCGGTTGTTCACCGAGTTGCCGTCTCCGTGGGCGGCCTCGTGGAGATCGGATGGCCTCTCGCCGTGGAAAGCAGCGCAGACGATGGCGTGAACGTACCGCTTTTCCTTCACGCCACCCTTGTAGAGGACCACCTGCTGGTAGCCCTTCGACAGGGAGGGAGACAGGATCTTGGAGGGCATGCCCCTCCTGGTGATGCCTCCCCACCTGTTCACCTGTTCAAGCGTGTGCTCGCAGCTCCGAACCCGGCCCAGAGATGAGACCTCGTAGAGCCCCTCGTAGCCCGGGATCGGCTTCCAGATTTCTGTCATGTGTCCTCCGGGGCGGGCTTCACGAAGCGGTTCTGGGCCGTCGCGATGGCGATCTCGGCCGGAGCGACGATTACAGGCGACCCCAGTCCCTCGCAGGGCTGACATCGCCACCAGCGGGGACGCTTGTCGTCGATGCTGAAGTGGTGGCCGTAGCCGTGGCAGAACGGGCAGATCGCCCCCGGTCGGAGGCGACCCTCCAACCAAGGAGAAGTCACAGTCCCCAGTTGCGGTGGTGGCGGCGCAGGCGCGCCTTCGATCGGTCTTCGGGCGTCGACATCGCATCGTGGACGATGACGACGGCCAGAGTGAAGATGCCGATCATGGACGGGACGAGCAGCAGCAGGACGATGAACGTCCAGACCGGGTTGACCAGCCCGAGGAGGGTCAACAGCGTCAGGACGATCGCTGCGAGCGCGCAGTAGACCACGGTCTCGACCAACAAGCGCGTCATGCCGTGTACCTCTGCTCGAAGTGCAGTCCGTCAGCAGCCGGAACCAGGCCGGCGAAATCGCGCAGCCCCATCACGATGCGGCCGACCACCTGGGTGCGGATCTCGTATGCCGTCTGGCGCTGGCGCCGACCGGGCTTTCCGGCCAGCTTGATCGCCATGTCCTGCGCGCCCTTGGCGAGCAGCACCGCCGCCTTCTGCAGCGAGTGATCGTCGCCCTTGGAGAGGAACCGGAGCCAGCCGACCACATCGACTGCCCGGTCCACGTCGTCACGCTGCGGCATGACCTTCGTGGTGCCGTCGAATGGCATCATCGCGGACATGATCCGCAGGCGCTCGATCTCGATCAGCTCGGCCTTGGTGAGGCCGACCGAGGACCATCCACCCGAGCGTGTGCCGGAGGACAGCCAGCGGCGCTCCTGGTCGGGAACGCGATCGAGAACGTCGAGAGAGTCGGAGAGCAGCAGCCAGATCATCTGGCGAAACGTGGCCCTCTCACCAAAACGGTCGCGGGCCATTTCAGCGCCGCGACCGAGCCAGCGGAGAGCCCGTTCACGCTCCTCTTGCGTGAAGGGCTTCATGGTCAGGCTGCCTTCCCTTGGAAGAGCTGTTCGGTGGGTGAGAGCCGGCGGGTGGCGATGTACTCGTAGTTGCTCTCGCCGATCCGCCGCTGGTTCAGGACCAGGTATCCAGCCTTGGCATCGCGCAGGACGCTGTCGGCGAGAGCCCCGATTCCCGCCCGAGCATCACGGCCTTCCTGATCCAGATCTGGGAAGTTGGCCGGATCTCGGTCGAAGCTCAGGTCGCCGCGGTAGTAGACGACCGCGTCGCCGAGCCGGGAACCGCCGAACCACTCGATGTACTCGGCGAGGGCCCCAGCCCCCGCCACCAGTGTCATCCTGCGCATTGGCGATCAGCCTCCGTAGGTCTCGAAGGCCAGTGCTGCGATGTCCCGCAGGGCCTCCGCGACGGCCTCTGCGCCAGGCTCGTGGAGCTGCTCGCTGACGTTCAGCACCGCCGCTGCGAGATCCTGGACGACACCTCGACGCTCCTCGTCGAAGCTGTCCTCGTCGGCCGTCTGGCCGTGCTCGAAGCCACCGAACTGCGGCTCCGGCAGGCGCTTGCCCGGCGGCATGCCGAAGATCTCGCGCAGCGCCTCGTCGAACGCAGCCTCGTCGAAGTGGTGGCTGCCGCCGATCGTCGAGGTGGTCGGCTCGACCGGGATGCGGAACGGCGTCAGAGCCGTGTCGCCGAGCAGGTTCGGGACCGGCTCGTCGTAGAGCGGACGATCCTTGAGGATGCCGTAGCCTGCGAGCGGATCGAAGCTGGAAAGGTCTCCGGAGAAGGCCGGGTGACCAGCGTCGGCCAGCTTGGCCTTCAGCTCGTCGGGCATCTCGTCGCCGATCTTCACGGCGCCCAGGAACTTGACCTTCACCTCGCCGCCCGGGTTGCCCTCGGCGAAGATGCGCTCGAAGATCTCCCCGAACTCGGGGCTCTCGGGGGTGAGGCCACGGCTGTGGGCCTCCTTGAGGGCCAGCTCGATGGCGCACTCGGGGCAAAGGCCCTCGGGCTCCTTCGAGGGGCCGGAGACGAAGTCCCGCAACGCCTGCTCGGCGTCGGCGCGGGTCGCGGGGGTGGCGCCGAAGTCGGAGCGGCCAGTATCACGATCGAGACCGATGAACATATTGGTTTCCTTCGAGATCAGAAATTGCATTCTTGCAGGTGGTGGCAGATTAGATCCGCCACTCGGGAGCAAATGGAATATCGTCGTCCAGGTCGTAACCGCCGGATGCCCGGTTACCGGACGGGCGACCACCGCCGCCACCGCCGCTGCGCGAGCCACCGCGCTCCTCGGAGCCACCCTCGCCGCCGCCGCGGTTGCCGCCGTCGAGGATGTTCAGCTCGCCCCGGAACCGCTGCAGGACAATCTCCGTCGAGTACCGCTCGACGCCGTCCTTCTCCCACTTGCGGGTCTGGAGCTGCCCCTCGATGTGGACCAGCGAGCCCTTCTGGAGGTACTGCTCGGCGACCTTGGCCAGACCGTCGTTGAAGATCACGACCTGGTGCCACTCGGTCTTCTCCTTGCGCTCGCCGGTCGCCTTGTCCTTCCACGACTCGGAGGTCGCGAGGCGCAGGTTCACCACGAGGTCGCCATTCCCCAAACGGCGGCTCTCGGGGTCACGCCCCAGCCGTCCGATCAGGATCACCTTGTTCACGCTGCCAGCCAATTCATCCTCCGTCAGTTCTGTCTCACTACACCACCGAATGCATTATTGCAAGCGGTTTCTTACGCGGCGTCGTTCGCCGCGATCCTTTCGTAATCGGTCTCCGGGATGTACCGCTCGGTCTCCCGGTCGAACTCCATGCTCGCCTCTCCTTTCCGACCGGCCGCAGCGAAGCGGACCTTTGGGATGATGATGCGGCGGTGCGTCCCGAACGGATCGTCCGAGTGAACCACCATGGCCAGGTCGGGCTTGTTCGCCCAGTGGGCCGAGTCCGCGATGTCGTACAGCCCAGGCACGCGACCAGCTTCGAGTTTCTTCGGGTGGGCCACCACCACAACGCACACGTCGAAGGATCGCGCGAACCGCTTGAGCTTCCTGATCGCCTCGCCCGTGTATTCCGTGGTTGTGGAGTGCTTGCTGTGCTGGTGCTCCAGCTCGTTCCAAGGATCCACGATCAGCATCTTAGTGTTGTGGCGGAATACGGAAGTGGCCGCCTTGTCCAGCAGGAACTCCAGATCGATCTCGTCCTCATCCTCGCGAGGATCGTTGGCGATGATCTGAAAGTGTCCGTTGATGAACTTGTCGGCATCTGCCGTATCGGCCGGTGTCCAGAGCTTGCGGTTCTTCTTAAGGTACTGCGTCCTCAATGAGTTCCACAGGTAAGGCTTCACCGGCTCCTCGCCAGGGAACATCACCGTGTGCCAGCCGTGCAGACGCGCCATCTCGACGGCAATCTGCTTGATGATCACCGACTTTCCCATGTTCGGGATGCCGGTGGCCACGATGAAGGCGCCCGGGTATGGCCGGAAGATCTTGTCCAGATCTTCGGACAGGCCCGTCCCGTAGGTGACGGGATCGCCGACGTCAGGGAAGTCCGCGAACGCGAACAGACCCTTTACCGGCCACGGCTTGGCCGACGCGATCGTCTTGGCGACGGCCTCAGGACCCAGGTGCATCAGCACCTCGTTCAGGTCCTTCGGCGACCGCATCTTTCCGGTCTTGGCGTCCCTGACGACCTGGTCCTTGGGGTAGTCGACCCAGTGGCACTTCGCCGGCCCCAGGCGCCGCACCAGCTCCTTGGCCAGACGCTGTCCAGCCTCGTCACCATCGGTGGCGATGTAGTAGCTCTTGATCCGGTCGAGGCGCTCCAGGTGGCGGACCAGGTAGGCGTACTTGGCGTCGTCCTCCGGGTTCACGTCCTTGGCGTCGTGCGGCACCGCGATCAGGTTGCCGTTCTTGTCCCGGGCCGGAGGAGCGCCGTCCGGCACGGAGACCGCGTACTCGAAGCCGCACTGGATCGCGGCCATGCAGTCGAACTCACCCTCGGTGATGATCAGCGGCTGGACCCCGGTCTCCATGTCCATCATCATGCCCTCATCGAACATGATCCTGGCGTTGAAGAACGTCTTGGGGGCGTCCGGCACCTGAGCGAAGCGACGCTGGCCGTCCTGCGCCCAGCGGTACTTCGTGTTGACCTCCTCCCCGTCCCCCTCTTCGTAGGGGAAGCAGAGGATGTCGCCTTCGTCATCCTGCACGACGGACCCATCTGGCGAGCGACGCCCGCTGTAGAGACCCATAAACGTTACGGTCTCTTCGCTGATCGCCCTCTTTTCGATCGCTGCCAGGTGTTTTGTATTCAGCATTTCTCGCTCCAGTCCAGCCGCAGTTCTTGCAATTGAAAGTAGCTCCTCGATCATCGATTTTGACCGAGAGGCACTTCAGTTTCTTGTTCGCTCCTTTCCTCTTGTGTGAGCATTCTGGGCAGGTACAATAGTGATTACCCGGCCAGTAGTTCTTGAGAACGACTCCGATGTCGTTCAGAGCTTTCTTGAGATCCATCACAGCGCCGACTGCCCAGGAACGTGCCTGACAGCCTTGGCGGCGAGCGCCTCAGCGTTGGCCTTGATTTCTCTGGCCTTCTCCTGAGCCTTCCTCTGCCGGGAGCCCAGGATGCCGATCATGGCGTTGTACCAGTCCTTGCCCTTCTCCCGCTCCAGGTAGTCGGACAGGCCCATCAGCTCGACGTCGAGGTTCAGCAGGCTGTACGCCTTCTCGAACCGATCGTAGTCCTTCTGGTTGAGCTTGATGATGCCGTGCTCGAAGGCGTAGGTTGCGACGGGCTTCGGCTCCGGCTTCGGCTCCGGCTTCGGCTCCGGCTTGGGATCTGGCTTAGGATCTGGTTTCGGCTCAGGCTTCTGATCGGTCGGATCGACCTCCCACGGAAGCGGAGTTTCAACCTCTTCTCTTATCTCCTCTCCTCTACTCTCTTCTCCTCTATTCTTCTCTTCTCTGGTTCGTTCTGTCGAAGCAGGTGCTTCGGGTGTGGCCTTGATTTCATTGGCTTTTTTCCGAGCCACTCCACTAGCAGTGCCACCTCTCTTGCCTGCCACTGACCGTTCACTCGATACGCTGTCGCGCCTCAGTAGCTCCTCACTCACCCTTCTGTTGGTGAGCAGTCCATCTTCAGTCTCCTCGATTTTGCCAGTGCGGATCAGGTGACGGACGAGTGCTGCGGCCTTCACGTTGCCGCACCGGAAGATGCCCATGAGCAGCCGGATCGAGTTCGGAACCGGGCCTCTGGCATCGTACATCGCGTGGCAGAGCCGGAGGTACGCGGCCTCCTGCTCAAGCGTCAGGTCGACCGTGCCCACGTTCCAGGCGCGGAAATCCATCTTGTAGAACTCACCTTCCTTCATCGGTTCTCCCTCCTACAGGCCGGACACGCGCGAGAACGCGCGGGGTGCGAGATGCACCACCGCGGCAGGCCGTCAGGGCATGCAGGGATCGTGCATCATAATTTGCATGCTTGCCAGTGTCAAGGGATTTTCTCCAAGGACGCGAAGATGGCTCGGGTCACTGCCGGAACGGTCTCGACCGCCAGCAGCACCGTGTCGTAGACCGGGATGCCGTCCTCGTCCTTCTCCATCCGCTTCAGGAAAGCGAGATCGATACCGACGAACAGATCTTCGACATCGAAATCCTTGAGCCAGTCGAGGATCTTGGCGGTCGTGTCCCCGTCCAGTCGGACGTAGAGCGGGGCTATCAGGGACTCGATCCTCCCGATGATCCGCAGGACATCGACCGTCGTCTCATCCGAGTATGCCAGCTCGCCGTTCGTGTTGTGGAGGTGGCTCGTCATCGTTCAGCTCCTCTGTCTCGAAAATGCATTCTTGCAAGCGTCAAGCGTCGGGTTCGGCTGGGGTCAGCGTCAGCTTCGCTCCCATGGGCGCCTTGCCCCACTCGACGGTGACCTTGTTCTGGAACTTGTCGTCCTCGATCAGGCCGGATTGCACGGAAAAATCCAGCGCGGCCTTGATCCGGTTGTCGAGGTCAAGCTTGTACCGCTTGGCCTTCGTGATGATGAGGCGCACATCGAACGGTCCTGCGATCGTGGCCGGAAGCACGGGGAACTGCGCCTTCAGCGCCTCCGCGGCCTTGGCCTTCCAGTTCTGGTAACTCTTGGACAGGTAGGTCCAGGTGCGGCCGGTCCCGCGGCTGTGCCCGCGCCGCCAGATGCGGTTGGTTGAGGTGGGCAAGGGCAAGTCGATCTCGATGCCCGGCGGCCGGTTGTGGCCGATCGGTGCGGGTGCCTCGACGACGGGCTCAGCCTTTGTCGAACGGCGGCGCGCAGGCGACTTCTTCAAGTGTATGAATCCGAACAATCTCATAGGCTAACCATCCCATTGCTCACAGCGGAGTAGACTCGTTTTCTTGCACGCCAGACCCGGCTGAGTTACCGTGTTCCAGTTCATCAAGTAGCGTTGACACATGATCGTGAGGATCGTCGGCTTGTCCCGGGAATTGCATTATTGCATGTAGGGCGGGCCGTAGTCCGGCGCATCAAAGCTGTCAACGGGAGAGTTCAGTGACAAATGAGTTCGATACGGGGATCGAGATGAGCAACCAATCTCCGAAACGCGACGGGCGTCGAAACTATCGCTCGACAGAGGAGCTGGAGAGGATCCGCGGAGCCTTCGTCGAGTGGGTTCAGCATATCCTGGATCAGAAAGGCTGGAACCCGACCGACCTGGCCAACAAGTCTGATCTGGCGCCGTCCACGCTCCTGCGGATCATGAACAGCAAGACCCATCCGTTCAACATTTCGTTCATGACCATCCGAAAGGTTGCAGATGGATCCGGCTATCCTGTACCGCGCAGTCTGATGGAGGCCAGTGGCGTGAGCGAGAACGCTCTGCCTCGGGAGGAACTCGCAGTGAAGCCCAGGAACTCCACGGCCAGCGCAAAGGGTGCTCCCGAGCCGTCGAATGGCCCGGTCGTCCATATGATCCCGCTGCGCCATATCTCGGCCCTTCCGCGTTCGCTCGCGCCGAAGGTGCCGGATGGACATGAGCCCTGCCCGCCGCAGATGAGTGGCGACGAGACGGCCTTCGCGTTCCTGATGCCCGACGACAGCCTCTCGCCTGCGGTCCGCTCCAGCATGAGGCTGTTCGCGACCAAGCGTCGGGATCCTGCGCAGGGCGACATCGTGCTTCTGGTGGACAAGGAGGGCCGTGCCCGTGTCCGTTTCGTCGAGGCTGTCGACGAGGACGGCTTCCATCTGGAGCGGCTCCATCCTGAGAAAAAGGGTGAAGTCCTGGCGTTCAGTGACGTCGAGGACTTCGGGGTCGTAGAAGGGGTGTGGCGCCGCTGAGCGCCACTACCTCATCACCGTAATCGGTGTGAGCTGCTTGCCCGTAATGAACTGCTCATCCGAGGTCCGCTTCACCGAGATCCCATTGATACGGACATCGCTGGCGTCGAAGTCTACCTCGTCCTCGGGGGCCGGCTTGAGGTTCACGTCGTAGATCCGCTCCCCGAACCGGATGTGGTGGATCGACGATTTTGGCGGGTATTTCAGGTAGACCTTCTCCACCGTCGCCTTCAGATCCTCAGTGTCGATCGACCCGTCACCGTTCGCGTCGAGATTCGGCGTGACCACGAAGGCTGCAGCGCACACCATTGCGCCGGCCATCAGCTTGCCGAGACCCCACCATTTCCGGCTGGGTGAAATGCTTTCATGCCGGCCGCAGTCAAAAACACGAACCCTTCCGTCAGCCCCATCTTCCAGCCAGGATTGATACCAGGCCGGAACCGGAACCTCGCTTCCGAAATCAGTTGTGGCATTCAGATGATTCCACAACTCGTCGATCGCCAGGTACAATGATTTCAGCGTTCTCGCGCTGATCTCAAAGCACTCTCCGTCGCTGACCTCAGGTTCTGCGACGTACTCGGTTCCATCATTATGGATGACGTAGCCGCGGTAACTGACACCCTGGTTCACGATACCCTCTGATCTCTTTCTTAACCACGCAGGCACTACCTCTGGTGGAAGCCTTAGACAAGGCGTCCAGGGAATAGGGGGCGTGTCAAAAATTCAACCGCCCGTGCCGTGTGTCTGACGAGCAACATGTCTCGACATGCATTCTTGCAAGCGGCATGTCAATCGTGATCAGCCTCAAGCTGCTTCAGGATCGTCAGAATTTCCTCCATGCGGTCCGTGACCGCGGCGATGTGCCCTGCGGCCACGGCGTCGGCTATGTTCCGCAGGTGGACGCCGCGCTCCTTGATCGACGCGGTGTCGGCCTGGCTCGACCACTCGGCGCGGTCCAGCTCAAGCTGTGTCCGGCTGACCTCGAACGCCAGGAAGTCCTCCAGCGCCGCGAGGTCGATCGAGACCGGGGCCAGGAGATCACGGACCTGGATCTTGGCGGCCTCCATCCGCTCGATCATCTCGGGCAGGAAGGCTCGCAGAAGCGGGTTGATGGGTGTCGGGCTGGTCATTCCGATGGGATCCCCTCTGCGCGCTGCCGGTCTTCGTCCGTGGGCTCCCACGGCTTGATGCCGCGCTCGATGGCGGCGATGGCCAGCGCCTGGGTCTTGTTGATGCCGGCCTTCTTGTAGTGCGTCACCGTCTGCTTGGTGACGCCGAGCCACTCTGCGGCGTCGCCAAGGGTGATCTGTCGACTCTTGAGCCAGATGTCGAACTCTTCGCCAGTTAGAAACTTTTCTGCTGAATTGCGCTTTGCTGACATCTGACTTCCGTTTTACGCGACTAGACGTTCTTGCGGGACGCTGAGCCAGTAGGTCACGCAACTCTTATACTTGAACTGCAGGATCACGGAGATCGATTTGTCCGACAGGCCATGGCGGTTCAGCTCGTGCGCGATGGCAGCTCGTGCATGCTTCACCGCTCGTCGCCTGACACGCATGTCCAGAAGCTGATCCCGTGTGACGCCGTATCGCTCACAGACAGAGACGATCACGCGCTCGATCCATTCCCGGTCAAGCTCGGGCGCGGGTTCGGGTGCGACCTCCTGGAGGCGGCGGTAGATCCCTCTGGCGAGCACGCGCTCCGCATCAGGATCCAGCCACCGGCCGTTGTGGTCTCGGCCATACTCGACGCGAACCACACGCACCGGACCGCCTCCCTCTTTGATCACCGCATTGATCCGTGACGGCGTCGCCGCCTCTACCGCGACGACAAGCGTTCACTCCCAACGCCACCAGACACGATCCATGTCACGGCCGGGGGTAGTTTCGACACCATTGGTTAATCTCCTCTGTCAGGCTGCAGCACGCGCTTCCTGAAAAGTCGCGGGCTCGGTGATGACGACCTCGCCGTCAGTCTCGGCCCACGCCCTCGCACCGCAGGGCAGCGGTGGATGAGAGCGCGGATCGACGAAGGTTGTGCGACCAAGGCACTCGACGGCCTGGGCGTAGACGGGCGGCTGGCCAGGCCGGCGCACGATGTACTGGTGCCGCTGGCCGCCGTCCTTCTGGTTCATCGCCATGTTGAGGCGGTTGACATGGATGATGGTCTTCATGCCGCCACGTCGAAGCTCATCATGTCCTGGACGCCCTCGGCCTCCTCCTTCGTGTCGAAGGGGCCGATCTCGTCGTAGGCTTCACCATCCTGGTCACGCAGGATGATGTACCAGCCGCGCATGTCCTCCGGGATACCGGCCGAATCGAAGTCGGCGCTGTCGGTGTGCTCGATGGTCTCGAAGCCACCGTCCGTCTCGTCTGTGTCGTCGAGGGTCATTTGCATTCCTGCCTGTGATCAGCCGTAGATGATGTCGCCGAAGACGCAGAGCTGGACGAACACGTCCGCTGTTTCCGCATCCCAGTTGCCGGAGACCATGTTGGAGAAGTGCTCGGGGTATTTCTCGGCCATTAGGTTGAGACCCTTCTGGACGCTCTCGACCGTCATGAAGACGTCGACACCGGCGCCCGGCTTGTGCTCCTCGTGCTGCTGGAGCCGGATCTTGAAGTCACCCTCGTAGAGCGAGGTGCGGGCGTACCAGGGGCACTTGTCCTCGTAGGTGACGCAGTCCTCGCACGGCTCGACCGGCCGGGCCTTGGCGCACCAGTAGGTGATGCCGCCCTCGAAGGCGCCGATCACCATGTCGGCGATCAGCTCAGCCTTGATCGGTGTTTCGACCTTGAAGGCGTTCATGCCGATGCTCCTCCGGCCTGCTGCACAGCGGCCATGGCCGTTGCCACGCGCTGCTGGATGATCGCGTCGATGTGCGCGGCGATCTGGGCGTCGACCTTGCTCGTGAAATCGTCCCGGTCGAGCCGGGCAATCAGCCGATCGGTGATCGCCTGCACCTTGGCGTCCACGATCTGCTGGACGCCCTCGGGCGACTCCATCTTCTCCAGGACGATCTTGCGCACCAGCAGGCCCATGATCTCATCGACCATGTCGCGAGCGGACTTCTCGATCGTCGGCGAGAGATAGGACAGGCTCACGCCACGCTTGAACGACTCGATCCGCTCCTTGAGGAGCTGCTCGACCCGACCCTCGGTTCGCATGGCGGTGTAGAACTCGGTTCGTACAGCCTCGATGACCCGATCGATGGCGACCTTGGCCTCGTCCGGCATGTACTGCTTGAATGCGCGGCGCGTGACTTCGGCGACCGCGGCCTGTCGGATGCTGACGCCGAACGAAGCCGGCGACTCCTGCAGGAGCTTCACCAGCGACGGAACGTCGAGCTTGAGTTCGATGCTCATGGCTTGGCTTTCGATACGGTGGCGATGGCAGGGAGAGCTATGTAGACGGTCGAGTCGCCTTCGGTGAGAGTGAAGACCTCCGAGCCCTCATAGAGGAAGTCGAGATTTCCGAAGTAGATCTCAGCATTGCGCATGCTGATACGAAGCTCTGGGAGAGAGCCATTATTCTTCATGCGCAGATGGGTCAGAATGGCATCGAAGTCGATACGTCTCATGTCGTCCTCTATTGCATTCTTGCATGTGGGAGGGCGGCCGAAGCCGCCCAACCCGATCATGCTGTGGGAACTGCTCGCGCCTTGCGCTTCTGAGCCCACTCGGACGCGACCAGCAATGCTGCTGCGGATCGCGGTACGGCCTCGTCGTTCACGACGGTCCACTTATTGGACTGGAACGAGAGGACGTGGAAGAGACGCTCGGTAGCGGGCTTGGGCTTGGTTTGCATGCTTGCCTGTGCTCGATTACGCCGCCCTCGGCCAGTGGCTGTGGCGGTCGGGGTGATCGCCTGTGAGATCCAGGCGATACGGGGCCGGCTTGAAGCCGGACATGCCGTGCTCCTCGACGAACGCCTGGACGTTGTCGGTGAGGGTGTCGTTCATCCGGTGCGAGTGGTCCGCCAGGGCCTCGGCGATCTCGGCGCTCACGTCGTGGGCCTGGTTGGTGGTCAGATCGATGTGAAGCACCGCGTCTAGGTCGCCGGTATCGTACTGGCCCTGTGCGATCTGATCGACGAGCTGCTCGCGCGTGATCCCGTTGAGATCGGTCTCGTGGATGAACGGCTGACCCTGGTAGATCGAGCGCACCAAGTAGAACGACATGACTGACTCCTATGCGAGCGCCAGGCTGGCCTGGCTGGGGTTGAAGTTGCGGGCTCCGGCGCCGTGAGCGACGATCGCCAGGTCGGCCTTGGCCTGCCGGCGGTTGCCGCCGCAGAGCAGGCAGGAGTTGCAGGTGGTGGCGTGACCCATCTCGGCGGATGCCGGGCAGTGACCCTCGCCGGGTTGAAGCGGCTCATCCCGGGAGCGAACCCGGAATGTGCGGAAGCCGAGCGCCTTGGCCTCGTCACGCTCGGCAGGCGTGTCGCAGCTAGCCATGCAGAACGCGGCCAGCTCGGGAAACCGACGCCACAGGTGGGTGTAGCCGGTAACCGCGGACGCGCGGCCCAGGGCCTCGCGCCAGACGGCCACGGGAACCGCGCCAGGATCGCCGTAGGCGCCGATCCTGACGTTGCGCCTGCGCAGGGCCAGCTTGGCCTGCGAGGGCGTCAGCAGCTCGTACAGCCCCCGCTTGTGGGCGTCGTAGACCATCCGTGGCGAGCGGATCAGCGTGACGTAGCAGGACCGGCCGACGTTGGTGCGCTTGCCGGTCTTGGGGTCGGTGACGACGGTGCCACGGTGCCGACAGTCCCCGCAGACGGCGTAGTCGGCGCCCGTGTTCGCCGCCTGCATGGGATGGATGTCGCTGGGGATGATGAAGACCTGGACCATGGGCCCGGTCTTGGAATTGCTGCTCGGCCGGGACAGGCCGGTCGCAATCGCCACAACGGGCTTGCCGTCGATCATCGATGCTCCTTCGTACAATCTGAACCCTTGCATCATACCTCCGTCATTTGCATTCATGCAAGGGGATGGGCAGCAGAAAGCCGCCCACCCCCGTCTCATCAGGCCGCCTTGGTGATCGACTTCACCGAGGTGTTGTCGACCCACAGGTATCGGGACCCCGACACCCGCAGCCGTCGACCCATGCCACCGCGCGGATCCACCTCGCTGACGACGTACTCGCCGTTGGGGTGGCGGTGGTCGCCCTCGACCCGGATCGTGTCACCGACCCTGGCCCGCTCGTGGACCGGGCGGGTGTCGGCCGGCTCCGCAGCCGGCGCATCCTTCTTGCGCAGACCGACGACCGCACTGTTGTGGATGTACCAGCCCGTGCCGTAGAGCGGGTGGGTCACCTGGATGCGGTAGTCCTTGTTGCCGGTGATGGCCGTGACCTCGTACTCACCGTCAGGCGTGTCCGAGGACTTGTTCACCGTGATGGTGTCGCCAACCTCAGCCTGCTGGTGGAACGGGCGGGTGTCGACGATACCGACGATGTGTTCGTCGTGGATCCACATCGGGTACCGCGCCGTTTCCTTGGCGACCCGAAGTCGGCTGCCGGTGTGCCCGATCTCTCGGACGAGGTAGTCACCGTCAGAGACCCAGGAGCTGCCCTTCACGGTCACGGTGTCACCGACCTTCGCCAGCTCGAAGGGCTGCTTGGTCGGCTCCGTGGGCGCAGCCGGCTTGCCGAAGGGCTTGCCGTCACGCTCGACGATGGCCTTCACCGTGCGGTTGTAGACCCAGAGGGTGTCATCGTCGTCGTCACGCACGAGAACGCCGGCCTGATCCGGTCCACCGAACAGCGAGCTGTCGGTGCGGACCACCTCGTAAACACCGTTGGAGACGTCGTCGTCGCCTTCGATGCGGACCTCGTCACCGGCCAGAACCATCTCCCACAGCGGTCGGGTGTCGGTCACTGCCGCCACCTGCAAGGACGAATCCTTGCCCGTGGTGTCAGCGGCCGGAGTCGGCGCGGCCTTGGCAGCCTCCTCCTCCTCACGGACGATCGCCTTGATCACCGTGTTCTTGACGTAGAAGTAGTCGTCGTCGTCAGTGGCGATCTCCACGCGCTTGCCGTCCACGCCATCCTCGCCGTAGGCGTCGATGTCGTTCACGTCGTAGACGCCGTCCTTGAGGAACGAGTGCCCCTCGATGCGGACCTTGTCGTCCGACTGGACGCGGAGCCAGACAGCCGGCGGCTCGGCCAGGATCTCCTCGACATCCTCACCGTTCACCCACTCCTCGTCGTAGGCGGTGCCGTTGCTGACCTCGATCCGAGCATCCTCCTGGGCCAGGACGGCCTCGTCGATGCCGATGACCAGGCGCGGGCCGCTCAGGTGACCGACCGTGATCCAGTCGCCCTTCTTCACCTTCATCCACAGCGGCGGCTCGCTGAGCACACGGACGACGGACTCGTTGTTCACCTGCTCGTTGTAGGCGTCGGAGGAGGCCGTCTTCACGGTGATGCGGAAGGTCGCATCGTCCTCGTCGTCGATCGCCGCGACCAGGTAGTCGCCGTCGCTGAGGTCGTCGTCGCCCTCGACGTAGATCCAGTCGCCGACCTTGGCCTCGTAGAGCGCGCCAGTCTTCGCCGCGGGGGCCGAAGCCGCCGTGGAAGAGGCCGGAACGAACGGGGACGAGGAGTCACCGTAGCCGCGGACGATCAGCGTGCCGTCGTTGAGCAGACGATCCACGAAGTCGCGATCGACCTCGTCCAGCACTTCGAGCTGCTCGACGCGCATCTTGCCGCCCCGGTAGTCGGTGGGCACGGCAACCGCGTGGCGCGGCCAGAAGGCACACAGGAGCATGCGACGGTCGGAGCCCCAGCCGTAGCCCATCTCCTTGATGTAATCGATCGCGCCGACGTGCAGACCGGCGACACAAGTCTGGTTCGGATCCGCGTTGCAGGCCGCACGCGGGATCGAGACGGTCTTGCCGACCGCGTAGTTCACCGTGTTGGAGTGAACGTCGTTGTAGTTGGCGCGCACGCCCTTGAAGGCGGCGATCCGGCCATCCGGCAGGAAGCCCAGCTTGGACCGCTCGACGAAGATCGGCAGACGGTCACGCGCGGCCTCGGTCGGGTTGAGCTGCAGATCCTGGAGCGCGGCGAAGATCGGATCGAACGGCTCGCCCGCGTCGCGGAAGCCGAGGATCTTGTCGACCCACAGGTTGTGGAGTGGCTGGCCGCCGTAGACCAGCTCCGAGCCGACGAACTCCAGCTTGCCGCCCGCGGCCCGGATCACCTCCTCCTTCGGATCAGCAAGCGCGATCAAAGAATCGATGTCCGACTCGGCGCGGGGCTCCTGTCGCCACGACGTGAGGATGCCCTTGATCACGTCGAAGTGGGCGTGACCGCGCTGGACCTCGTAGGGCCGGGAGCGCGCGAAGAACGTCAGGGTGTTGTCCGAGACGTTGTAGGGAAGCGTGGTGCTCATGGTTTAGCCCTTCTGGTTGGAGAGTAGACCGAACAGCGTGTGCATGTTGGCCTGCCGGGTGTCGTATCGTGACCCGCCGCGGACTACAGAAATCAGCGGGTACTTCTTCATCATCGCGTTGTAGCTTGCTATGACTTCGTCGACAGGATCAGGCCCGGTCGCTGCCAGCGGCCTGGTCATGTCAGTTCGGAAGATGTTGAGGGCGTCGAAGATCTTGTCGCTGATCGTCTCGACCTTCGTGTCGTCCTCTTCACGACCGAGCTTCACAGCCAGCGCACCGTAGGCGGCGCGCAGCTTGCGAACGTCCTCGGGAAGCTTGATGAGAGCGCCCTTGATTTCGTCCATCAGCATCCGGCATTCGTAGGGAACGTCGGAGAGCTTCTTGGTCGAGGTCAGGGGCGTCACGTCTGCGGGGTCGAACTTCTCCCGCAGCTTGGCATCGAGCCAATCACCGAAGTCTTCCCAGCCCGGGTCCAGGTCATCGACGCCCGTGTCGATGAGGATCTGGAGCGGGTTAGGGAGCAGCCCGAGCTTGTGCGCCTTGCCTAGAAGGTTGCGCATCTGCGTCTCGGACAGCGTCTTGTACCCAGCGCCGATGTCGAAGCTGTCGCGGCGCCGGCTGTAGTACATGCCGACCTTCTTCATCTTGACGCCGACCACGGACAGGTCGACCGTCTGGACGCCCTCGTGCATGTCGATGACCTCGTATTGAGGCGTGGGGCTCGGCTTGACGGTCATCGCGCGGCGGCGACGGATCTGGTTGGTCTTGGTCGCGCCGTGGTTGGTCCCCGGCTTCTTGGTCAGCGGCGCCTTGTCGAGTACGATCACGTCCTTCTCGTCGAGGGCGCACATCTTGAGGAAGTCGGGTAGCTCATCCCTCTTGAGGCGTGCCCAAAGGATGTCCTCGCCGCTGAGGTTGAGCGCCAGGAAGCGATCGAGCGACAGGTACGGGTTGTGCTCGACGACGACCTTTGCCTTGGCCAGGTCCGCGGGGTTGATGTGCGCGTCGCCCCTGAACCGATCGAACGACGACCAGCCCTTGCCCAGGTGCATGACCTTGCCGTCGACCTGGGTGCGGATCGTCTGGCCGCCCCAGGTGACCTTCTCACGAAGGTCGCGGGCACGGTCGAGGCCCAGCGGGTACGTCTCCTTGCGGAACGCCTCGCAGCCGCCGAAGTAGCAGGTGGCGGCGTCGACCTTGGCCTGCACGCCGTCGAGGAACGTCTTCTCGTACTCCTGGACCATCGCGGACAGCGCCCGCTTGGTCGAGCCGGTGTACTGGAGCTGCTCGCGCGAGGCGGTGGGCGACACCGCATCCGGGTCCATGTCGAAGATGATGCAGTCGCTCGGCCGCAGGAAGCCGATCGAGCCGTCGATCTCGCCCATGTCGATCGGGTACATGACCGGACCGACACGCACCTGCGGGCCCGAGAACGGGACCGTATGCTGATCGAACATCGTCCAGTTGCCGCCCTTGGCCGACACCTTGCTCTCGCCGAAGCGGAGGTCGGGGCTGACCTTGGGGCGCGGCTGGAACGACCACAGGATGCGGCGCGCGGCCTCCTCGAAGCCGCGGAAGTCCTCCATGCGAACGGCGAACGAGACTTCGAGGCCGTTCGGCTCCGTGGTCGCCACATCCATGAAGTGCTTGACCTGGGGCATGCCGCCAGAGTCGAGCGAGATGATGTAGTGGCTGGCCATGCCGTCGCGGTAGGAGATCGCCGCGTAGGAGCCGGACAGATCGTCTTCCATCAGGTAGGCCAGGGGCGACTTCGACCCGAGACCCCAGCCGGAGACACCGCCGATGCCGTTCGTGTCCTTGGTGGAATCACCAAGCGACGCATACCGATGCATCATGAAGTGGTGTGAGAGGCCCGGCCCGAAGTCACGGATGCGCAGGCGTGGGGACCAGCGGGTGGGAAGGTCGACCTGGAACGGCTTGTCCTCGGGCGAGACCTCCCAGGCATTCTTGGTCAGCTCGCGGACGACGTAGCCGATCTTGTCCTTCACGATGCCGGTGAAGAGGACGTAAGCGATTTTCGCGGCGTTTCCGAGCGTCGTGGTTTTCGCTTCCAGAAATCCGCCACTCTCGTCTGTGTGCTGTTTCAGTGCAATGGCCATGATGCTCTCTCTTGCAATTTGCATTCATGCACATACCTGTATGGCATGAGATACAGGAATGACCTCTCAGCGGCCTACGTCCGCGAACTCTTTAGCTACGACCCGGAGACGGGCGTATTCCGATGGCTCACGCCAAAGGCTCAGCGCATCAAGGTCGGCGATGTCGCCGGCTCTATCTCTCGAAGTGGTCACCGATACATTGAGATCGATGGTCACGCCTACCTAGCCCACAGACTTGCGTGGCTACATTACCATGGAGTGTGGCCCGAAGGTCGCCTCGATCATGAAGATCGAAATGGCGACAACAACCGCATCAAGAACCTTCGCCCTGCCACTCAGGCTCAAAACATGGGCAACAGGAGCAAAGGCAGAAACAACCGATCTGGATACAAAGGCGTAAGCTTCTGGACACAGGATGGTCGCGAGGGTTGGCAGGCGAAGATCATGGTTGGAAAGAAGCAGCGTCACTTGGGTCTCTTCTCCACCCGAGAGCTTGCATTCGAAGCTTACATGAAGGCCGCGAAGGAAGCCTGGGGTGAGTTCGCTACCGAGGGATGATTGCATGCATGCAAGCGCCAGTCAAGGCCGACGCTTGCATTCTTGCATGGATCAGGCCGCGATGCGGGTGTAGCAGCGGCGGTGGTAGACCAGCGGGTCGCAGGCGTGGTCCTCGCGGTGATCGAGGATCTTGCCCACGAGCACCAGGCGACCGTGCAGGATGCTGCGGTCGAGAACCTCGCAGTCGAGCGACATGGCCGCCGACTGGAGAGCGGGGCAGCCCGTGACCAGGCTGTCCCAGTTGCCGTACATGAAGCGGTCGACGCCGTGGTGCCCGCCACGACCGGCGAACACGTCCGCTAGCCCCTCGTCACCGCAGTCGAGCATGTTTACGCAGAAGTTCTCTGCGGTGTGCAGCTTGCGCGCCGATCCGCTGTTCTCGGCGAACGAGACGATGATCGAGGGCGGGCTGTCCGAGAACGAGGCCACCGACGATGCGGTGACGCCGATCCGTTCGGCTCCCTGCCCTGCCGTGATGATGTGAACAGCGGCCGGCAGCAGGGACATGCAGGCGCGGAAGGCGTCGACTTGGATCATGACGGTGTCCTCTCTCAGGTCATGGCTTGTTGCGGATGAGGGCCTTCTCGTATTCGGTGAGAGGCCGGAACGGATCGGGCTTCACGCCCAAGTACCAGGACCACCGGGGCGCGGAGATCCACTCCATGGCGCCGCCCCCGGTGTTCCAGTAGCCCCAGACCAACTCGTCTGGATCGATGTCCCACGCCTCACAGAAGGCGCGGGCGTCAGCCTGCTGCTGGGACTGCCGCATTACGCAGCAGCCCGCAGCGGCGGCATGGTCAGGACGAGCGGCTCCTGGTTGTCCAGGTAGACCGTCACGTCGGCGTCGGTCTCGACAAACGAAACCCCACGCCCTTCGGTGCCGGGGATCGGCGTCGAGGGACGGTGGACCATGCGGGACGGGCCGTTCCATTCGACCTTGCGGGCGAACAGGACGTCTGTGGCCCAGTTGGTGTGGGCGCGGCGGACCGCGATCACCGGGTCGTTGCGACCCTCCTTGCGGTTGCGGGCCAGGACCGGCGCGGCGATGTGGATGACGAACGCGCCGAGGATTGGCTTGGTCATCGCCCGCATGGCCGCCTGGCCACCTGGAATACAAGCATGATGAACCTCGATTTCGACGTGACGCCCGAAGAGGCGGCTCGCGAACTGCTGCGTATGGAGGAGGCAAAGCACTCCCTCATCAAGTTCACCGAGTACACGTTGCACAACTACGTCGCCGATCCCTTCCAGGAAGACGCCTCGATCGTCATGACCCTGACGCGCTGGCACTTCGACGACCTCGCCGGTCGCGCCCTGGCGCTCGCCGAGCAGGGCAAGGGCAAGCCATGGACGGTTCTGCGCCTGCCGGCGCTCGCCGTCCCGAAGCGCGATCCCATCACCCGCAAGCAGATCCTGCTGCCGGACGGCACCGTCCCAGACGATCCGCTGCGCCGCAAGCCCAACGAACCCCTCGCTCCCAACCGCTTCAGCCTCGAAACGCTCCTGGAGCGTGAGGAGGTCTCGGGTCAGCGCACATGGTCTGCTCTCTACCAGCAGGTGCCCATGTCCGAAGAGGGCTCGATGTTCAAGGCCGACTGGTTCCAGGACTACCCTGGGCCGCTGCCGGCCAAGCGTTCCCGGGTTCGCGCCTGGGATCTCGGTGCCACCATCAACGGCGACTGGACGGTCGGCGCTCTGATGTCGAAGGACGCCGAGGGCCGCTTCTACATCGAGAACATCATCCGCTTCCGCGGCACGCCGCTGGAGGTGGAGCGCAAGATCCTCGCGACCGCCGCTGCTGACGGCCGGATGACCCAGATCATGCTGCCGCAGGATCCCGGTCAGGCCGGTGTCGCGCAGTCCCAGGCCCTGGTCCGTCGTCTGGCCGGATACCGCGTCCGCGTCATCCGCCCCACCGGCTCCAAGGTCACGCGAGCCGAACCATTCGCCGCTCAGGTCGAAGCCAAGCAAGTACACCTGCCGCCCGGCAACGGGAACATGTGGAAGCACAACTTCCTGGAAGAGATCTCGACGTTCCCGCTGGGGACGAACGATGACCAGGTCGATGCTTGCGCCGACGCCTTCAACGCCCTCCTCGGCCCACGCCGGCCAGCCGTTCGCGACTGGTGACATGCAAGAATGCAAATAGATGGCTGACACCACTGCACAGTCCGCTGGCGCGGCAAAGGGTGGGGCCGGCGCCAAGCCCGGCACCCGCTCCGCTGCCTCCCAGGCGGCGCAGGTTCGCTCCGACATGATGCGAGCCCTGTACGGTGGCACGGAGACGATGCGCCTCAAGGGCGACGCCTTCCTGCCGCAGTACGAGAAGGAATCGAAGAAGCGGTACGACACCCGCCTCAACTCCACCTTCGCCGTGAACAAGCTGCGCGAGGCCGTGGATGCGGCCAGCGCCAAGCCGTTCAAGTCCCTGGTCGGGATCACCAACAACACCGACCCGGATCTCGACTTCTGGATCAAGAACATCGATCTGGCCGGCAACAACCTCCACCTGTTCGCCCACCAGATGTTCAACGACGCGATGCTCGTTGGTCAGGGCCACATCCTGGTGGATCACCCCACGACCGCGAACTTCGCCAACCTCGGTGATCAGCTCGCCGCTGGGGTACGGCCGTTCTTCAAGTTCATCCGCGACGAGAGCCTGCTGGCGGCCTACGACCAGATGGTGGCCGGCGAGATCCAGACGGTTCACGCCCGCGTCGCCGATCAGCGCACGGTGCTCGCCGACGACTTCACTGAGCAGGTGATCAACCAGATCTTCGTGATGGAGGTCGAGCCCGGCGCCACGCAGGGCATCGTGCAGCTCTACGAGCAGGCGGCCTCCTCCGGCGGCGATAGCTGGGACTTCATGGGCGAGACGCCCCTGACGCTCTCGCGCGTGCCCCTGGTGACGCTGCGTGCCGGTGAGCGGGAGGCCGGAGAGGCCCTCGATCGCGGAGAGGCACCAGCGCACTTCTCACTGCTCGAAGCCGGTGTACGACTCACCCAGGCAGAAGTGGACGGTGTTCGCTGGGCCTACGACAACTCATCGTTCCTGGTGGATGGTATCGAGCACGCGCACCACGGCTTCCGGGGCGTGAACGGGTCAAAGGGTACAGTCCAGGGTTTCGCCAGGACAGGCCGCAAGCTATCCATCGGCGACAAGCACAGCCCCGAGATCAACGAAGGGGTTTACGTTGCTGGAGCCCTCGCGCTACAGATGGGTTACAACAAAGGCCCTTCGAGCTGGGGCGTGGCCTGTATCGTACAGTACCCTGATGGCAACAGAAGCATCATCACACTTCAGCGTGGGCGCTGGAGAGCCGACAAGCCTCGGATCAGCATCCGGCCAACACGAGTTGCTTGAGCAGGGGATTGCAAGAATGCAAACGGACGGCCTCCCAGGTAGCGCCAAGGAGGCCCGTGAGGCTGGAGCCAAGCTCTACTTCACGGGCCGCGCCTGCAAACACGGGCACGTTTCGACACGAGCGACCCTCAACGGCACATGCACAGAATGTACGAACCTCGCATCGAACGCCTGGGGTAAACGAAACAGGGACAAGCGCAACGAGTCACTTCGTCTCTGGAGAGAGGGTGATCGTGAGCGATACCTTCAGGTCAATCGAGAAAACGCCAAGGCTTTTCGCATCCGGCATTCGGAAGAGATCAAGGCCAGATACGCCAATGATGAAAATTTTCGATCTCTGAGGAATAAGTATTCCAGGGACTATGATGCCAACAAGATCTGCGCCACTCCCCCTTGGCTTACCAAGGAGCACAGAGATCAAATGGCAAGGATCTACCTAGATGCGAGAAGGATAAGCAGGGAGACTGGTGTCAAGCATCACGTTGACCACATCGAGCCGCTCCGTGGTCTGAACTCATGCGGCCTGCACGTCCCATGGAACCTCCAGGTTATCACTGCCCTGGATAACATGCGGAAGGGCAACAGGCTCGCAGCATGATCGACGAGGAACGGAAGCTCTGGGAGACCAACAGGGACAAGGCGCGCAGACCGCGCGGCTTCTCCTTCTGGTGCGGAGCCTGTGACGCCGCCCACGTCTGGGCTGGCCAGAAGTGCCCGAAGTGCGGATCCAGAGCCAGCAGCAAGGTGAGAAACAAGCCTGGCAAGGACGGATAGTTCTTGCAAGTATGCAAATTGCATGATACGGGGTCTCCTCCACAGGAGGCCCCATGACCGAATTTGACAAGCTCCTGAACCAGCTACTGGACGACAAGACGCTGCTCGGCGGCATCGAGGAAATGGCGCTCGTCGCATTCCGGCCGATACGGGAGGACAGGAGCTACGGCTTCGACCTGGGCAGTCGCACGACCACCTTCCGCCTGCCGGATAGCATGCCACAGAGGGTCGAGGCCCTCGTGAAGGACATCACCTACGAGATCGCTCGGCGTGTCGTCCCGATCCTTCACAAGCAGGCCACCGACGAAGCCAAGCACAACCTGATCCGCCGTCTCGATCAGGTGCTCTCATGAGGGCTATTACCCCAGGCCACGTCTACGTCCTCGATCACCTGGACGGCGACAACAAGAGCTACCTGAAGTTTGTCTCTCGCGCGCCGCTTCATGAGCCGCGCGAGGGTGTCATCAACCAGGAGGTTCTGCGCGTCCTCATCGACCGCGTCGAGTTCCTCGACAGCGAAGTGCCGTGGGAGGGCAACGCCCAGATCATCCACCACCTTCGCATGGCCCTGGCCCTCCACGAAGCGCGGGCGTTCCTGCGCCACGTCGAGAAGGGTGAGATCCAGCCGGAAGCCCTCCCAGTCGGCCGAGACGGTCACATGCAGATCGTCGGCGACACCCACTTGCAAGAATGCAAATTGGAGCACCCATGAGATTGCGCACCATCGGCCTTTCGGGCTTCGCGGGCTCGGGCAAGACCGCCGCCGCCAAGCACATCGAGGAGAACTGGCACTTCGAGCGCCGACACATCGCTGAGCCGCTGCGGCGCATGCTCGCCTCCCTGATGCGAGACAACGGCATCTCGGACGAGATGATCGACCGCTACCTGACCGGCGATCTCAAGGACGGCGTCGTCATCCCCGAGCTGGGCGTCACCTCGCGCGAACTCCAGATCACGCTGGGCACCGAATGGGGCCGGACGCACGTCGGCGATGACCTCTGGGTGAACACCTGGCACCGCGGCATCAAGCCGGGCGAGCGGGTGATGAACGATAGCGTGCGCTTCCCCAACGAGGAGCGCGCCATCCACAACGACAACGGGATCACGTTCCTGATCGAGCGCCCCGGCACCGGGCCGGCGAAGTTCACCAGCAAGGCTGGGAAGCTGCTCTACAAGACAACGGGCCTGATGTGGGGCGTCCACCCCTCGGAGCGGATCGACCTCCTGAACCCCACCTTCCGCATCGTCAACGACGGAACGCTGGACGACCTGTTCCGCAAGATCGACGCTGCGATCTACGCGCACATCACGGGCGGGGCCGTCTCCATCCCGAACAACCGGGCCGGAACCCTCGGCCTCGCTGCGGTCGCCCTGGCGGTGACGCGGTGAGCTGGTTCCGTAGGAAGCCGGAGACGAAGAGGGCGTTTCGCCTCCACCACTTCAAGCCCACGCCGGACATCTCGGCCTTCGAGCTGGCGACGATCACCGCCAACGTCTGGTCGTTCTTTGGTGCCAGCCTGTCTGAGGGCCTTTACCTCCCGGCCGAAAGGACCGCGGAGACATACTTCCGGGACGAGTACGAGATGCCGGAACTGGCCCGCCACTTCGAGCCCACCAACCAGGTCGACGAGTTCCCGGCGTCCTGGTTCTGAGCTACCGCAGGCCCATCTGCATGGTGTTGGCGACGGTGTCGCCCTGAACCTGGATGATCATGAAGCTGCCTGGGTCTCGGCCCAGGTAGCGGTACGTCTCGTAGGATGCGTTCCCGATCCTGTCGGACCCGACCATCCCTCCCGCGCACTGCATCACCCGCTTCATGTCGTCCCGCGACGCGCCCTGAACGATCCGGTTGAACCGATCGAGCGTCGCCACGCACGGACCATCTCCGCTCTGCTGAGCATTGCAGCCAGCGGCCATGGTCGAGAGCGCCAGGGCGGCAACAATCCCAGATACGCTTCTCATCGGCCGAAGCTGGCCTTCAGATCCCTCTGGTCATCCATGTTCAGAACGTGGACGGCCTTCAGGCGCTGGTCGAGCCCGTCTCCCAGCGTGTCGACCACGATCGACCCGCCGAACCTCTCCATCAGGAACTGGCAGTCGGATCCGCCCACGCTCTTGCAGGCGATCGTCTCCGGCCACGTCGAGCAGACCTTGGACTGCTCGGGAAGGCACCGGCTTGCATCGCGCGTCGTAGGAGTGAGGGTGTAGCCGTGGGCCAGCGCCTGCTTGCGCACCTGCGCGTAGGGCGTGCCCTTCTTGATCAGTTGGATCGGAGAGACGCTGTCCATGCTGTTGCAGGCACCGTCATCATCCTTGAACTCGCATCGCTTGCCGGCGAAGGCCGGCGTAGCGATCAGCAGGGCGGCAATCAGGGTCAGGGTACGCATAGGGTCCTTCTGGGTGCTCACGGGCTCGTGACATCCAGAAGAACGCAGCGCAAGCCTGACCGTTCGCCCTATGGTTGCGTCAGGCGGCCGACTTCTCCAGCATCGCCCGGTAGTCCTTCATCGCGGCCTCGCGGCTCTCGTGCCGCAGCAGCGTCTCCTTGCCCTGCAGCAGCGCCTCAGCGTCGAAGATCAGGTCCCAGGAACCGCTCATCGTGCCGATCTCCTGGGCCTTAGCCCGCACCTGCGGCAACAACCGCCGGACCACGATCTCGTCTTCGCTCATCAGGTTGATCCGCATGTGAAGGCGCTGCTCGACCTTGGCCTCGATCAGCATCTCGATCGCACCCAACAACTGCGGGAGCCCACCGCTCCAGTGAGCCCGCTCGAACCGCTTGCGTGCCGTCTCCACGTACTTCTCGATCTCGGTCATCAGCATGCTCCGTAGCTGCGTTCTTGTTTGCTTTCTTGCAAGCGAATGTGCGCGGCTGCGCCGGCAGCTTCGAGTGCTTCCCAGGCGCTGGGGCCGTAGCAGACGGTCTCCCCGTCCACGTCATCAACCCAGAGGCTAGCCTTCCAGTGGTGTCGCTCCCACCCAGTCGCGTATGCCTTGAGGTTCAGGCCACGCGCTCGGATCCCATCGAGAGCATCCTTGATCTTGTCCACCGCGCCGACCCCGACCTCGTAGCTGGACTGAGCCCTCGCCGCAGCGGTCACCGGGTTCACAGCATCGAGTGCAAGCCGACAGTCCTTCATGAAAACCGTGACAGTGCCATCGTCCGGCACGTAGTTGGAGCCACGGGCGCGGCTCGCGAACGGCTCCAGCGCCTCGATCATCACATCCTCCATCCGACCGCGCGCCTTGAGAGCTATCTCCAGCGCATCGGCCTTCTGCTTCCAGCCCTCGGCGTCCGCGGTTCGCTCACGGAGCTTGGCCAGCTCACGCTTGGCTAGATCGCGCTCCGACAACAACTCATCGATGCGCTTGAGGTAGAGCTTCTCCTGTTCCGACGTCATCAGTCCGTGATCCTCGTGCGATTACCTGTCGTAATACAGGTGTGCAATGTACCACCACAGTAAAAACAGTTCAGTGAATAGAGCAGCGATAGACAGTAGTGCCATCAGTCCCACTCTTCCTTGCTTGCGAGATCCTGAGCCCAGTCGACCAGCTCGTTGATCTGGCTGGGCGTGAATGTGCTCCACATGCTCCTGATCTCGTCAGGTACGTGGTTGCGCCAGTCGTGGACCTTACCGGCTTCGGACCATCGTGGGTACGCACCGGCCTTCACCTCTTCCACTGAGACGTGCTTCCCGCTCATCCTGTCTCCTACGACACGGCCACAGAGCGGATCCCGGGGGACGCGCGCAGGGCCTGGATCATCGCCGGGGTCACGCCGTAGCGGCCCGGCATCTCGACCTCGATCCCGTCCTCGTCGGTGATCGAGACAGCGACATCGCCGTGGGTGCCGGTGAGAGCCATCAGGGCGCCCACGTCGGGCTCCGGCTTCATCTGCACCTTGAGAGCGGTCAGGCTCTCGATCACGGCCTCTTCCAGCGGCTTCACGTACTTGAGCCGGACACGGACCTCGTCACCCTCCAGGCTGGTCCAGAGCTTCGCAGCGACCCGCGCCCCAGGCTCCATCTTCGAGCGGTACTTCTCCAGGTTGTCGGAGAACACGAGCACCTCGTACTGGCCGGTCTGATCCGACAGCGTGAGGATCCCGAACTTCTTCCCTGCCTTCGACCGCTTCTCCTCCCGCTTGAGTACCGTGGCGGCCACGAGAGCCTCCTCGGCACCCGCGCGCGTGGCTTCCTGGAGGCCCTTCCAGTTCCACATCTTCACGTCCCGCAGCAGCGAGCCGTACTCGTCCAGCGGGTGTCCCGTAAGGAACGAGCCCACCGCCTCGTACTCGTGCTGGAGACGCTCGGTCTCCGTCCACGGCGTGAAGGGCGGGATCTTGAGGGTGATCGGCGCGTCCTCGATGCCGAACAGATCCCCCGTGGCCGTGCCCTTCTTCTCCTGGCGCTGGGCGAAGCTGACCATGCCGGCCACAGCCGCCATCGCCCGAGCCCGGTCCTTCTCGATGCTATCGAGGGCTCCGGCCATGACGAGACGCTCCATCACCCGCTTGTTCAACAGGCGCGGCGTGATGCGGCTCGCCAGCTCGCCCAGATCCCGGAACGGCCGGTCGCCACGCAGGGCCACGACCTCTTCCGCCGCCGAGATGCCGACGCCCTTGATGGCCGCCAGCGCGTAGTGGATCGTCTTGTCCTTCACGATGAAGGTCGCCCCCGATGCGTATTCCGACGAAGCCGGCCGGGGATTCCGATTTGAAGCCGGCCGTCGTTCCGAGGCGAAGCCGGCCACCATTCCGATCTGAAGCCGGCCGGT